GAGATTCCGCCACGCTGCCCCAAGTGTGGGATGCAGCACCTGCCAGGCCAAAATACCCTATGCACGAGCTAATCAACCCCTACGAGCAGGCGGCCCCACTCAGCGTCGAACACCGCAGCCGGCTGGAGGTGGCGATCGCGGGCTGGCTGGACGAGAAGTTCGGCCTCTCCAATAGTCACCCGACCCGCGATCGCTACGCTGCGACGCTGGGCCGCTTCCGCGAGACGCTGCGCGCGGCGGGGCACGACCTCGACGGCAACCCCGAGATCATCGGGCTGGCCGCCCAGGGGTTCGCCAGCCAGCACGCGCGCGGGGGCGTCCCAGCACCCGCAACCCGGAACGTTCGGCTGGCGTCGCTGAGCAGCTTTTACGAATACGCGATCCGGCGCAAGCTGCTCCCCGGCCCGAACCCGATCGACACGATCCGGCGATCGAAGGTCCAGGCCTACGGCTCGGCTGTGGCCATGCCCGCGCAGGCAGTGATCGACCGGCTGCGCATGATCGACCGCACGACCCTGCTGGGCAAGCGCGACTACGCGCTGCTCAGCCTGGGGGTGACCACCGGCCGGCGGCTGGCCGAGCTGCAGAGCCTGACGATCGGCGACCTGACGGTCGTCGAGCGGTCGGTCGTCGTGGTCACCTGGCGCCGGGTCAAGGGCGGCAAGACGATGCGCGACCAGCTGGCGGCGCGCGTCGCTCGGGCGCTGCTCGACTATCTGGACGCCTCGCAGGTGGCGCGCGCGGGGCATCCGGCGCTCCAGGGCGCCAATGCTCCGCTGTGGGTGAACCTCGGGCGGGGCTGTGAGGGGCAGGCACTGGGGCGGAAGGGGATCGCCCGGCTCTGCGAGCGCGAGCTGGGCACGACCAAGACCCACACGCTGCGACACACGTTCGCGGCGCTGCTCGAGAAGCAGCACGCGACGATCACCCAGATCCAGCGCAAGCTGGGCCACACGAACCCGGCGACGACCGGGCTCTATCTCATGAACCTGACCGTGGAGGCCGATCCGCTGGCCGACGAGATCGCGGATCTGCTGAGCATATAGGAGGCCTCACCTCGCCCGATCCATCCGCGATACAGCCCTGGAACGCGCTCAGATTGTTTCAACAACGATGTGGGGCGATCGTGCGCGATGCCCATACTGCGGTGATCATCCCATCAGCCCTGGACCGACCGAGGGGTTCGCGTATCCCAATGGACTCATCATGCATCTTGAGGGTAAGGGAAACGCCCACAGATGTATTGTCATGCGGGTGCTCACCGATTGGGCAAGGTTTAGCGGGTAGCCCCACGCTTGAACGCGCCCCCAGGGCATGCTATACTCGTCTCAGGCGCAGGAACCACCGGCCACGGTGGTTCCTGCGTTTGTGCTTGGTGGCTATGGACCGCTTGTCCGCAACACTCCGGCGCTACAACCTCGCCGACGATCGGCCGAATGTCGAGACGTCGATCGAGCGTCTCATGCGCCAGGCGCTGGACCTGGCCGGCATCCCCTACCAGGACCAGGGGCGAGTCGGGCGCTACCGGCCGGACTTCATTCTGACCGCGCCCTACCGCGCGATCGTGGAGTGCGACGGGCCGCACCACCGGCAGCCGGCACAGCAGGTCAAGGACCGGAGGAAGGATGCCGCATACATTGCGGCCGGCTTCCAGGTCTACCGCTTCACCGACCAGGAGATCAGGCAAAGCGCGATCGGGTGCGTCGCACGAATACAGGCAGCCCATGAACACTAACCCGCGGCTGATCATCCGCCGGCGAACCCACGAGCGATTCATGAAGGCGCGCGCCCTGTGCGTCGACCACCTGCGCGGCGTGCCGTTCCTGCGTGTCATGACGCTCCTGATCCCGCGCGCCTTCGCCGACTGGCACGACGTCGACCCGGTCGACCTGCACAAGGCGGCGCCCCCAGGAACCCGCTGGATTACGGCCCATCCAAACGGGAAAGACGAACCGGGCGTGCCGATCCTGATCAAGGAGTCGACCACGAACCCCGGCGAGTATTTCGTGGTGGGCGGGGCCAGCGGCAAGCTCAACCACATGCGGATCACCGGGGTCAAGAGTAAAGAGCAGTACGAGTCCGAGCAAAAAGAGAAGCGCGCGGCCGAGCGAGAGAAGAAGAAGGCCGAGAAGAAGCAACTGGCCAAGGAGGGCAAGCTCGACGCCAAGAAGGCGGCCGACGAGGCGATCGATGCGGCGCACAAGAAGAACAGCACCGCCCGAATCCGGGCAAAGGTCGCCGAGCTCGCGCCCCTGATCGGCGTGAACCCTGCGACCCTGGAGTTCAAGCCGACCGACGAGCAGCTCGAGCAGATCCGCCGCAGGACCGGCCGAGAGGTCGAGCCAAACTCCGGTCCCTGGGCCATGCTGGAATACCAATACTACCAGAAGATCGAGTCGCAGATCGACGCGATCATCGAGGAGAAGAAGCAGAAGCTGCTGGCCGACGAGACCGAGCGGGCGAAGGCCGGGATCACCGGCATGGCCCTCGGCCGGCAGCAGACCAGCCTGGAGCTGGGCGCCGCCTACGAGACACACGACCAGGCCGCCCAGCAGATCGCCCAGATCGACACGGCGCTCGAGGAGGCCCAGACCCGCGGCGACGCCGAGACGGTCAAGACCCTGGAGGCGAAGCGCGAGACCTACGCCGAGCAGCAGAAGCAGGCCGCGGCGATCATCGACGACGCCGGCGGCATCACCGTCGACGAGCTGACCGACCGCAAAACGCCCAGCGGCAAGGGCTACGCAAACACGACCAAGGACCGGGCGGTCGAGGCGCTGGTCGAGGCGGGTGATCTCGACCCCGAGAAGCTCCGCGCGCAGATCGGCGACGATCGCCAGGAGCAGCTGTTCAACCGCCTGCAGGCGATGGGCGCCGACCCGGAGACAACCGGCGAGGTGTTCGTGGGCGATATGCAGAGCCGCGCTCGCCTGCTGGAAGAGGCCGCGACGCTGAGCGGCCAGGGCAAGCATGAGCAGGCGTTCAAAAAGTGGAAGCGGGCCGAGCAGCTGATCACCGACTGGGAGCTGCGCGCCGACAGGGCGGTCGACAAGGGCGGCGGCGAGTATCTCGACATGGTCGCCCAGAAGGTCGTGGAGGGGCGCGAGGGCATGGCCACCGTGTCGGCCGCCTCGCGCGAGGGCCTGACGGCCGTCCCCGAGCAGCTGAAGCAGGCCCAGATCGACTATGAGGCGCTGAAGCGCGCCATGGCGGTCCAGAAGAAATACAACGCGATCAAGGACCAGCAGGCGACCGCAAAGGAGCAGGCCGAAGAGGAGGCGAAAAAGGCCGGGTATCAGATCGACTCCGACCTGATCGGCGACAAATTCAACGTCGACGCCATGAGCGACGACAAGGCGCTCGAGGCGGCCGGAAAGCAGCTCGAGACCGAGCGTATGGCCCACTGGAACGCGGCCCTGCTGTCCGAGGTCGAGGAATCGGGCGAGCTCACCACCCAACTCGACCTCTCCAAGCTGCAGCTCCAGCGGGCCATGGCCCAGCACATCAGCGCCGGCGCATTCAACGCCATGGCCAACGCCACCATGCTCAGCTCGGGCGATGTGCTGATCGATCGCCCGGTGATCGACCTGTTCGGCGAGAAGGGCGCCAGCACGATGCTGGCCGCACACCTCCGGGCGACGCTGGACGACGACCACTACCAGAGCATGCTGGAGGGCCTCGAGGCGTACCACGCCGAGACCAGCACCCCGCAGGCGCAGGCCGCCTATGAGCGCGCCCAGACCGCCTATGAGCAGGCCAGGGCGATCGCGTTCGGCGCAATTGACGACCCGAACGACCCGATCGCCATGCAGTACCTGAACGACCAGCGGCGCGCGGTCCTGGAGTCGACCCTGGGGGACCTCGGCCGCACGATCGGCACGCTGCGCGGACAGGCGGAGCTCATCAGCGCCTTAAAGAAGCACCAGAAGCCGGGCAAGGAGACATCGATCAGCCTGCCGGTGGGGCAGCTGACCACCGACGCCATTATCCAGCACATGGCCGCGGCCGGGCTCAGTCGTGACGAATACAATATCCGCCAGGACGCCGAAAGCGGCACGCGGGCGCTCTTTATCGAGAAGACCGCGCTCCCCAAGATCGCCAAGACGAGCGTGACCCAGGAGGACATCGACGCCGCGGCCACGGCGCAGACGATCAAGCAAGGTCACCGGGACGAGTCCGGCTGGCTGCCGCACGGCGTCGCGAATCGGCCGGCGACGACCTTTGAGCGCGGCACCCCCGAGGCGGCGAAGCTCGCGATCCAGCCCGACTTCAAGGGCAAGAGCGGCGCGGCGCTGGCCGACCACACGCGCGACTATATCGCCAGCCGGCTGGCCGATGGCTGGCCGCTCGACGACATCACGCGCGAGCTCACCTCGCAGTCGTTCGCGGTCAACCACCTCGATCCGTATGAGCCGGGCGGCATGGATATGTTCGGCGAGGATCGCCCCGCGCGCGACCACAAAGACGAGGTGATCAAGGCGGTCGACTCGTTGTTCCCGCCCATGCAACTCTCGGGCAAGTCCGAGACCATGAGCAAGGAGATCGAGGCGTACAAGGCCGACCGGGAGCAGCGGGCGCAGGCGCTGGCGAAGGCATACCGCGAGTCCAAGGGCCTCGACGGCTCGGACATCCACACCCAGGGCGTGGAGATGGGGCCACACGCGATGGAGGCGGCGCACCGGGCGCTGGCGAACAACCCCGCGACCGTGCTGGCGTTTAAGGCGCCGCGCGACCTCACCCTGCAGGACAAGGGGGCGCTGCGCCAGGCATTCTGGAACACCTACCAGGCCAAGACCGGCCAGAGCAAGGCCGACTCGGCGGCCGAGAAGCAGGCGGCCAAAGACAAGAAGGAGCAGGCCAAGGCGGAGCAGCGCGGGCAGGTCAGCGGCATGGAGTCGATGTTTGGCGCCGACGACGACCTCGGTACGCGCGACCCGCGGCTGGAGCAGAAGTTTGGGCCGGATGAGACGATCGAGATCAGCGATTGGACCGGACAGAAGCGCACGGTCAACGCGCGCGCCTGGCAGCAGCAGCAGCGCGACATGCTCAGCCTACCCGACGACCTCTACGCCGACGAGGATGAGACGAGCATGGGCGCGGGCGACGACGAGGGCACGGCGAAGCACGCATGGGACCGCTACCTGCAGGCGCACGGCAACGATCCCGAGAAGGCGTATCAATCGTTGCAGGAGCACCTGCGGGGCGAGTTCAATAAGACCTTCTCGGCTACCTACGGCAAGCTGACCGGCAAGCCGCTCAAAACCGCCAGCGTTCCGCTCAGCGAGGCGCAGGCGCACCACATCGGCATGGCCGCCGATGCGGGCGAGTGGAAGCAGCGCATGCAGGCGGCCGGGCGCGAGGTCAAGGGCGAGATGGCGGGCATGAACCGCGAGGCCTCGGGTCGCTTTGGGGAGGGCGAGAAGGGCGCCGCGGCCCGGGCCGCGATCGAGGAGCGCAGCCGCAACCAGCAGGCGCTCTTTGACGAGGCGCAGGCCCAGAAGGGCGAGTCGTCCCCCACGCGACTGAGCCTGGGCGACCGGGCCGAGGGGCAGATCGCCAGCATCGTCAACGAGGCGGCGCACCGCTGGAACCCCAAGGCCGACCCGGTCGGCCTCTTCTCGATCGGCATGGGCGACGACACCGAGAAGGGGAAGAAGTTCTATAAGCAGCAGCGCGCGATCAAGATGATGGAGGTGCAGCCGAAGCTGGGCCTCTTCTTCGGCGCCGGCTCGGGGAAGTCCCTCACGACGATCGGCATGTACACGCACCTGAATCACCAGGGGAAGGTCAAGCGGGCGCTGTTCGCGGTCCCCTCGGTCGTCCAGAAGCAGTTCGGCGGCGAGGCGCTGCGCTACCTGGACCCGGCCGCCGAGCGCGGCGGCGGGCGCAAGGGCTACAAATGGCACGCCGAAGCGGGCGCCAGCCAGGAGGAGCGCTTCAAGGCCTACCGCGACGGAAACACCGACTTCATGGTTTTGACGCACCAGGGGCTGCGCGACGACGCCTACGCGGCGCTGAGCCAGCACACCGGCAAGAGCCCCGAGGAGGTCAAGACCTGGTTTTCGGGGCTCAGCCGCGAGCAGCGCGCCGGCGCCATCAAGCAGGCGTTTGACCATATGGGCTGGCACGGCTTCGACATGCTCTATATCGACGAGGCGCACCTGCTCGCCAACCGGCAGGGCAAGGCCGACTCGGGCATGTCCGAGGTGCTGGGCGCGATCGGCGACATGGCGAGCCACTATGTCAGGGGCACCGGGACGCCGGTCAAGAACGACGCAAGCGAGGCGTTCGATCACCTCTCGCAGCTGGACCCGAAGCGATTCAGCGACCGGGCGGCCTTTATGCGGCAGTATGGCGGCAGCACCTCGAGCGCGCGGGCAGCCCTCCAGCGCCTGACGGCCCGCTACTTCTACCAGGATCGAGTCGAGTCGGGCGTGAGCGCCGACGAGCAGCGGCCCATGCTGAAATTGACCGACGCGCAGCGAAAACAGTACCAGGACGTCTATGACGCCTACAACCGCGCGCGGAACGAGAACCGCGACGCGAAGCGGGCGAACCGGGCGCCCGATCCGCAGATCATTGTGCCGGCCATGAAGCTGCTGAGTCCCAACAGCTTTAAGGACCAGCCCGAGGATCAGCACCTCGCCATCGCCCAGAAGCTGCTGCCGGCCGCCGGCGCGATGCGCGACAGCGCATACAACCGGGTGATCAACGCGGGGACGTTCGAGGAGTCGGCCAAGATGCAAGAGGTGGCGCGGCTCGCCGACGAGTACAAGAAGCAGGGCAAGCCGGGCGTCGTGTTCGCCCGCAACCTCCAGGCGGTCGACGAGCTGAAACGCGGCCTGGAGGCGAAGGGCCACCGGGTGACCGTGATCACCGGGGCGATGAGCGGTGAGGAAAAGGACAAGGCCCGGCGCGCGTTCGCACCCGACAGCAAGCAAGAGAAGGACGCGACCGCCGATATTATGATCCTGAGCGATGCGGGCAACACCGGCCTGAACCTGCAGCGCGGCAAGTGGCTGGCGCACGTCGACACGCCGCTGACAAGCCCGACGTTTGAGCAGCGGAACGCGCGAATCAACCGCCTGGGGCAGACCCAGGATGTCGCGATCCACCAGCTGCTGACCGATACGCCGTTCGATGGCACGGCGGTGCGGCGGCTCGAGACCAAGGCCGACACCTCGCATGTCTTCCAGGACCCCAGCCACGCGCTGGACGACACCGGGCTCGCCGCGCAGGTGCATGCGGCATACCGGGCGCGGGTCAAGGACGCCAAGGCGCGCTACCGCGCGCAGGCGGCGGCGCCAGCGGCGCGCGCGACCAGGCCAAAACCAGGCGATACGGCTAATCAATCAGCCTTCGCATAGATCGAACCGACCGGCGTGGAATACCCACCTGGCCACACAACCAGGAGGATTTCAATGGACGCAGTTCAGGCACACGACATGGCGCGGGCGGGGTTCGGGGTTCCGATCGGCGATCAGCTGCGCTGGGGCGTCAAGTGGCGCGCCGCCTACTACGACGGCGACTGGAGCGCCGACCAGATCGACGCTGGCATGGCCGGCGCGCCGGCCCAGGTCAAGGAGGCGGACGGCAACCTGCTGGTCACCGCCGGGATCACGCTGCTCCTCAACCTGCTGATCGGGGCGGGCGGGACCACGTTCGCCAACGCCAACGCCTACCTGGGCATTGGCGACAGCACCACGGCGGCGGCGATCGGGCAGACCGACCTGCAGGCGTCGACCAACAAGGTCAGGAAAACAATGGACGCGACCTATCCGCAGGTGTCGGGCAACCAGATCACATTCCGCGCGACCTTCGCGACCGGCGAGGGCAACTTCTCGATCCAGGAGCAGGCCACGTTCAACGCCAGCACCAGCGGCACGATGCTCAACCGCAAGGTGTCGGACCTCGGGACCAAGACGTCGGCGAGCACCCTGCAGCTGACCATGACCATCACGATCAGCTAACGAGCCCGATCGCGTTTCGCCTCCGCCTGGGTGCTCTCGCCCGGGCGGAGGCGAGATCGAGGACGTCGCAATGACCCGACTCAAGGACATCACGTTCGAGTCCAATAGCCTCACCGGCACGAACGGCGCGGACGTCTCGCAGGGGACGGGTATTGCGATCGCCACGGCGACCCCGATTAAGGGGACGTATTACGCGGCGGTCAACACGGCGGCGGCCTCGTCGTATGTGCAAGAGGATTACACCGCATCCGACACGGTCTTCGTGTCGACGTATCTGCGGTTTCCCTCAAACCCCCCGACGCTTGTTGCCTTTATTGAGATTCGCGACGTCGCCGGCGCGCTGGTTCGCGTTCGAATCACGGTGGCCGGCGCGATCCGCCTGGTCGACGGCAGCAGCGGCGCGCAGTATGGGGCTGATTACAGCCTTTCGCCCAATACTCTGTACCGGATTGGCGTCCGATATACCAAGGGCACCGGCGCGAACACGGCCATCATGGAGCTGTTCGTCGCAGTCGGCGACGCAGCGTTCGGGGCTGCGGTTGCCTCGACCAACGCCGGCGCACCAACAACCCAGACGACCCGAATCCGTATCGGCATTCCTGCGACTTCCACCGGCGCGCTCGACTTCGATAATGTGCGGATCGACGACACGGCGATGCCAACCGACGACGTGTCGGCGCTCACGGCATCCGTCACTGAGACCGGCAGCGGGACCGAGACCGCGGCGGGAGTGCTGTCGGTCTCGGCGACCGACAGCGCAACCGGCACGGATACTACCAGCGCCGTGGCCGGTATCAACCAGGCAGCCACCGACAGCGCCAGCTCCAGCGACACGCTCGCCAGCCTCGCAGCCGCCAACTTGACCGACAGCGCGGCCGGGGCCGACACGCTCGCGGCTCTGCTCGACCAAGCGGTCGCAGAGAGCGCCAGCGGCATTGACAGCGCGGCCGGCTCCCTGGTGGCCGACCTAACCGACAGCGCGGCCGGGACTGACACGCTCGCCAGCCAGCCGGGCCAGGCGGCCACCGACAGCGCCAGCGCCAGCGACACGCTCGCCAGCCTCGCAGCCGCCGACACGACCGACAGCGCGAGCGGAGCTGAGACGGTCGCCAGCCAGCTGGGGCAAACAGTCGCAGAGAGTGCGGCAGGTGCTGACAGTGCGGCCGGGGTCCTGGTGGCCGACCTAACCGACAGCGCCAGCGCCGGCGAGAGCGTCTCCACCGGCGGGCAGCAGGCGCAGACGGTCAGCGACAGCGCGAGCGCGGCCGAGAGCGTGAGCAGCGCCCTGGTGGCCGACCTAACCGACAGCGCGAGCGCGGCCGAGAGTGCGGCCGGCGCCCTGGTCACCAGCACGACCGACAGCGCGGCCGGGACTGACACGCTCGCCAGCCAGCTTGGCCAGGCGAGCGCCGACAGCGCCAGCGCCAGCGACACGCTCGCCAGCCTCGCAGCCGCCGACACGACCGACAGCGCGGCCGGGACTGACACGCTCGCCAGCCAGCTTGGCCAGGCGGCCACCGACAGCGCCAGCGCCAGCGACACGCTCGCCAGCGCTCTGGTGGCCGACCTAACCGACAGCGCCAGCGCCGGCGAGATGGTCGCCACCGGCGGGCTGCAGATGCAGACGGTCGGCGACAGCGCGAGCGCGGCCGAGAGTGCGGCCGGCGCCCTGGTCACCAGCACGACCGACAGCGCGGCAGGTGCTGAGACGGTCGCAGCCCTGCTCGGCCTGGATGTCGGCGACAGCGCGAGCGCGGCCGAGACGGTCGCCAGCCAGCTGGGCCAGGCAGCCACCGACAGCGCCAGCGCCAGCGACACGCCTGCGGCCCTGCTCGGCCTGAATGTCGGCGACAGCGCCAGCGCGGCCGAGACGGTCGCCAGCCAGCTGGGCCAGGTGGCCACCGACAGCGCCAGCGCCAGCGACACGCTCGCCAGCCTCGCAGCCGCCGACACGACCGACAGCGCGGCAGGTGCTGAGACGGTCGCGACTAGCGGGCAGCAGGCGCAGACGGTCAGCGACAGCGCGAGCGCGGCCGAGAGCGTGAGCAGCGCCCTGGCGTCCGACCTAACCGACAGCGCGAGCGCGGCCGAGAGTGCGGCCGGCGCCCTGGTCACCAGCACGACCGACAGCGCGGCCGGGACTGACACGCTCGCCAGCCAGCTTGGCCAGGCGAGCGCCGACAGCGCCAGCGCCAGCGACACGCTCGCCAGCCTCGCAGCCGCCGACACGACCGACAGCGCGGCCGGGACTGACACGCTCGCCAGCCAGCTTGGCCAGGCGGCCACCGACAGCGCCAGCGCCAGCGACACGCTCGCCAGCGCTCTGGTGGCCGACCTAACCGACAGCGCCAGCGCCGGCGAGATGGTCGCCACCGGCGGGCTGCAGATGCAGACGGTCGGCGACAGCGCGAGCGCGGCCGAGAGTGCGGCCGGCGCCCTGGTCACCAGCACGACCGACAGCGCGGCAGGTGCTGAGACGGTCGCAGCCCTGCTCGGCCTGGATGTCGGCGACAGCGCGAGCGCGGCCGAGACGGTCGCCAGCCAGCTGGGCCAGGCAGCCACCGACAGCGCCAGCGCCAGCGACACGCCTGCGGCCCTGCTCGGCCTGAATGTCGGCGACAGCGCCAGCGCGGCCGAGACGGTCGCCAGCCAGCTGGGCCAGGTGGCCACCGACAGCGCCAGCGCCAGCGACACGCTCGCCAGCCTCGCAGCCGCCGACACGACCGACAGCGCGGCAGGTGCTGAGACGGTCGCGACTAGCGGGCAGCAGGCGCAGACGGTCAGCGACAGCGCGAGCGCGGCCGAGAGCGTGAGCAGCGCCCTGGCGTCCGACCTAACCGACAGCGCGAGCGCGGCCGAGAGTGCGGCCGGCGCCCTGGTCACCAGCACGACCGACAGCGCGAGCGCGGCCGAGACGGTCGAGGGGCTCCTGGTCACCGAGGTGGCGATCACCGTCAGCGACAGCGCGAGCGCGGCCGACAATGTGTCGATCGTGCTGGGGGTCGAGGATGTCATCACCGCGGCCGACGTGGTAGGGGCGGCGTGGTTCTGCGGCGCGGCCGACAGTGGACACGCAACCGACAGCGCGGCGGCCGTGTACTGGACGCCGCAGCCGGGCCACGTCGTCAGCCGCACCCGCCAGGCGGCGATCGTCGTCGTCGCCGATAGACAGGCAGGATGAAGCATGGCAGGCAGCTACCTGATCGGGAACGCAGTCGCGATCGACGCGCGATTTTATGTCGATGATGCGCTCGCCGACCCGACGGCGATCACGCTTCGGCTGATTGCCCCGGATGGCACCGAGACCCCCTACACCTACAGCGCGGGCGGGGGCGTGATCGTGCGCGACGGCGTCGGGCTCTACCGCGCGATCATCTTCCCGAGCATGCCGGGGCACTGGCGCTATCGCTGGACCGGGGCGGGCGCCGTGGTGGCCGCCGGCGAGGGATCGTTCGCCATCGAGCCGACTGCGTTCAGCGCATAGGGAGACACCATGGCTAAGGCATCACCCACCAAACGAACGATCGCGAAGGGGCGGCGCGTGCCCGCTGGGCCGAACCAGGTCGCGCGCCTGGAGGAACTGTACGGCAAGATCGGGGCGCTGCTCCATGCGACTGACCAGCAGGATGGCGCGATCCGCACGGCCGCGATCGCGCTGCACGACCAGGCGAACGCCCAGATCGCCAAGGCGCAGCAAGAGCTGGAGCGCCAATACCCGGACGTCGACCCGCAGCTCGCGCGCGACTATGCGCAGCTGCTCCAGCAGCGAAAGCGGCTGCAGGCGACGATCCTGAAAGACCGCGAGCGCCTCTGGGAGCAGGGGCCGAGGGCAGGCGTATAGATGGGCGTGCGCTGCACATGCCAGGAGCAGCCGATCCTGGTCAAGCACATCGAGCGCGGCGGCCTGCTGCTGCGCGGCAACGCGCCGACCCTGCGGATCGATAGCAGCGGCCGGCTCGTCGTCGAGCAGCGCTGCCCCGCCTGCAAGCGCCTGACCACCTATAGCCCCCTAACTCTACGGATCGGAAGCGAGGAGCCCCATGCAGATCCAACTTGATCAGCGGGAGTATTCCCGCTACACCTCCGGCCGGGACGTCGTCACTGCAACCATCAGCGGCGCCACGCCGAACGACTCGATCGAGGTGGCGCTGGTCCGCGAGGACGGCTATGGCGACGTCGCGAAGGTCGCCGCCACGACCAACGGCAGCGGCGCGGCGACGGTCGCGATCCCGCTCGCCGCGGCGGCACAGGATGGCATCAACTACGCCCGGCAGGGGCGCTACCACGTCGACGCGCGCGGGACCACCAGCGGCCGATCGGGCTCAGTCCCCATCAGCGTGATCACCGTCGACGAGTGGCGCCGGGCCGAGCTGTTCGGCGTGACACTGCACGCTGAAGAGATCCTCATGCCCGTGCGCCAGCCGCGCACGGTGACCGGGGTCAGGGTCGAGTATATCGATAACGGCATGCTCAAAGGCCGCGGCGCGCTCGCCTATGTGCATACCGCGAATACGCTCAGCTGGCGCGGCGGGCCGGCTGAGACGATTGTCGGGTCGGATGTGCAGACGCTGCGCCTGCTCACCCCCGAGGAGGACGCCTATATCGAGGTGGAGGTCACCCCGGCCGCACTGCCGGGGGCGGATGCGGCCGAGACGCTGCTGATCGACAACTGGCGGATGACCGACGACGACCTGCGGCGCTACCTCTGGCAGGCCTATGACGCCGTCCAGCAGCAGCTCCAGATCCGCCTCGAGCCGACGATCACCACGACCAGGGCCGACATGGTCGCCTACTATGACGAGCTGGTCGACGCGCAGCCGCTCGAGCGCAACAAGAACCGGACGATCTTCCTGCGAAGCCCGGCCGCGCGCCCGCTCCTGCGGGTGATCGCCCTCAAGGGCTTTTATGTCAACCAAGAAGCGATACTCATCCCGAGGGAGTGGATCACGACCGAGGAGAAGGCGGCGATCATTGAGCTGGTGCCGATCAGCGGCGCCGCGCTCATCTCGCCGGCGGCGGCCGTGTGGGGCTGGAACCTGAACGCGCTGCAGCTCGGCCGCGAGGTCCAGGACTTCTGGAACTTTGCGGTCGTCGCGGGCCTGCGGACCCTGGACGGGGGGCGCTATAGCATCCGCGAGGCGATCGGGAAGTATGCGGCCATGCGGGCGCTGACCGACCTCTCGCTCGGCGCCAGCGGGGGCCGCACCTCGCGCAGCGCCTCACGCGAGGGCATCAGCGAGAGCTGGAGCTGGCACGGCCAGGGCGCGTTTGGCGAGAAGATCGCGGCGTACCAGGACTGGCTGAACACCACCATGCCGAAGCTTAAGACCTACTATGGCGGCGTGAACGTCGTCACGCTCGGGTAGCGGCGCGCCGCTGCGGTTGCTACACTAATCATGTACGGGAATGGCCCGGCGCGATGCGTCGGGCTGTTTCGTTTGGTGAGACCATGCCGCTGAATAACGCGCGCCACGACCTCATTGGTCAGCGCCTGCTGACCAAAACCCACGGCGAGCATGTGACGCTGTACCAGGTCGTGCCGTGCTCCTGCCGGGGCGCGAGCGGCGAACACGCCGATCCGACCTGCAAGGTGTGCGGCGGCTCGGGGCGCGCCTACGCGGCCGGGACGCGAATCAAGGGGCTGGTGGCCGCGCTGAGCAGCCAGGACAAGACCCTGCTCCAGGCAGGCCTGGCGATGCCAGGCGACCTGACCTTCTCCCCCGAGGTCGGCAACCGCCTGAGCATCCACGACTACGACATGATCCGGCTCGACTACGGGCTGCCCCATGAGGGCGACGTGGTCGAGCGCGGCGTCGATCGCCTGCTCTATCTGCCGACGTCGATCGCCAGCGTGGACCAGCACGACCCGATCGTCGGCACGCGCACCAGCTATGCGCGGGGGGCGGACTACACGGTCAATGGGCAGACGCTGGCGTGGGTGGCGGGGCATGGGCCGCAGCGGGGCACCGCCTACAGCGTGAAATACGACGCGCGGTTCGACTGGGTGGTCTACCCGGGGGTGACCCTCCCCCGGCGCGCGCGCGGGACGTATCTCGGCCAGCGGGTGCTGCTGCGCAAGCGACACCTCGCCGGCATCACGGCGACGATCCCAGGATAAGGAGGGGGACATGCGAACCCTGTTCCGCTGGCTGCAGCATGGTCGGCTGCGATTCGCGTCGCGCGCAGCCTCGACGCCGGAGCCGAGCGACGCCGGCTACGCAACGGGCATGGACTGGCCCTTCACCTATTAGGAGAATGAGTCATGGGCGTTTCAACGCGGACTTATAAGGACGCCTCGGGGACGTCGCGCGCCCGCCTGGTGGGGCAAAACGGCAGCAACCAGGACGTGGGCGGGGTGCTGCTGATCGGCGGCGGCGGCATCCTCCTCGGGGGGACGACCACGAGATCTACCACAACACGATTGTGGACAATCTGCAGTATGGCGGGATCGTGTTCTGGAAGACCGCGGCCGGGGGAAACGTCGTTAAAAATAACATCGTTCGCAACCCCCTGGCGTTGTATGACATCAACCTCGACGGCGCCTCTGGGCCGAACACGATCGGACACAACAACAAGGCGACGATCTCGATCGATCCGAATGGCGCCTATAACGACGGCGGCACGGACGTGAACGTCGATCCCAGCTTCACCAGCGGCAGCCCGACCACCTGGACCGACTACCGGCTGCAGGCTGGCAGCCCCATGATCGGCGCGGGGGAGACGCTGAGCAGCCCGTATAACCAAGGGCTGGACCCGGCCCAGACGACGACGCCGACCGCAAAGACGCAAAGCGCACCGCCGACGATCGGCGCCTTTACCACGTAACAGGAGACCGACATGTATCTCATCTCCGCAATCCAGGACGCGCTGAACAACCAGCACACGAACGAGCTGCGGGCAAACCTCGCCTACATCCACCTTGCGAACAGCATGGATGCGCTCGGCTTCGACGGCTTCGCGGCCTGGTTCGATCGCGCGGCGGCCGAAGAGCTGACGCACGCCGCGAAGGTGCGCGCCTACGTGCGCGCGCGAGGGCAGGCCCAGGTCTACGCCGTGCAGCCGATCAGTGTGGAGATCAAGCGACCGATCGAGGCCTTCCAGGCAGCCCTGGGGCTCGAGCGGGAGAACACCGACCAATGGCAGGCGCTCGCGGCCCTGGCGCGCAAGGTCGGCGACGATGCGACCTATGGGCTCATCCTGTGGTTCCTGGCCGAGCAGGTCGAGAGCGAGAACACGATCGCCAAGATCGTGCAGCAGCTCACCGGCGCCGACCATGGGACGCTGGTCCTGTACGATCGCCAGCTGGGCGACTAGCCATGGCCGACGACGCCAGCGCATGGACCATCGCCGTCGACCTCGCGCCGCTGGAAGATGCCATGCGGTCGGTCGAGGCGCCGCGCATGGACCTGCTGACCACGGCGATCGGGCAGGCGGCCGAGCTGGTGCGACAGACCTGGCAGCGCGCGGTCAGCGGTGAGCAGCTGCCGGGGATGTCGCGGCCCGTCAATAACGACGCCTACGCGGAGGGCCTCGCCACCGGCAAGTCGATCGCCATGATCGGGCCGCTCCACGGCGCGGTCATCTGCCTCTATGATGGCGTCGACCGGGTCGAAGACGGCTATCCCGCCTTTGACATGAAGCCGGGCCTCCTGGGCGGCCCTGCGGCGCGCCAGGGCGAGCATGGGACCTATACGATCGTTCCGTTCCGCCACATGACGCCGAGCAGCGCCAGCCAGGGCACGGCCGGGACGCGCGCGCACGGCAGCACCATGCCCGCGGAGGTCTACAAGATCGCCAAAGCGACCGGGACGTTCCGCGACCCGGGGCGCGCGCGGCTGGGCGAGCAGCTCGGCCAGCGGTCGAAGATCGCCGGGCAGATCAACCTGGAGGCGCTCGCGCGCGGCCTGCCAGGGCCAATGGCGGGCAACTACACCTGGAAATACGGCCTCTACCACGGCATGCGGCGCATCGTGAAGGCGTATGGCAAGACGACGCAGTCCACATACTGGACCTTCCGCGCCGTCTCGCAGCGATCCGACCCGTCGAGCTGGATTCACCCCGGCCAGCCGGCGAACCCGGTGATCGCGGCTGTGGTGGAGGCGACGCGCGCGGACGTGACGGCGATCATAGTGGCCGGCGCGCGCGCCGCGTTTGGTATCGAGTCCTGATTCGATCTTGCTGCGCGCGCGCGCGCGTGGTAGGGTCTAAGCAGCAAGGGCCGCAGGGCCGCCGATCTGCATCTCGCGGATCGGCGGCCCGCGTTGTTTGAGGCCATGTATGGACGAGCTGTTCCGGTTCGGATTCAATCTGAGCAAGAGCTACACGACCACCGAGCGTGGCGCAAAGCTCTACGTCCTCGAGGGCATCGCCAGCGATCAGAGCAGCGACCAGCAGGGCGAGCAGGTCATTCAGGCGGGCATGAACTTCGAGCCGCTGCTGCGCTCGGGGATCGTCAACTGGGACCATCTACCCGGCCCTGAGAACATCATTGGCGAGCCCCTGGAGGCGGAGATTCAGCCAGGCCCCGCGTTCTACGTGCGCAGCAGCCTCTACGTCGAGGACAAGGAGCGCGCGCGCGAGACCTGGACCACGGCCGAGGCCATGAAGAAGTCCGGCCGGCGCTCGCTCGGCTGGTCGGTCGAGGGGGCGATCCTGCAGCGCGCGGCGCAGCGCATCCTCAAGAGCGAGGTGCGCCACCTGGCGGTCACCCACCAGCCGGTCAACGCGAACACCTGGGCGGCGATCGTCAAGAGCATGACGGCGAGCGACCCGGGCGCGCAGGCGCTGCAGCTCGAGAACCTCGGCACGCAGATTACCTCCGTCCTGTGGGGCAACTGCGCGGCGGGGTGTAACTGTTACCACCCGGAGACGGGGCATTATCGGGCCGGGCGCGCGGGCATGCTCGAGCACCTGGTCAAGTGCAAGGGGATGTCGGTCGAGCAGGGCGCGGATCTGATGAAGCGCTTGATCAACGCGACCATGTAGCGGCGCGCAGAGAGCGGCGGCGGCCGAGCGCGCGACAAAGGAGATCCCATGGAACTGGACGAGGCCATGCGGCAGGTGGAGACGCACGACCCAGAGGCACTGCTGAAGGCGCTCCTGAGCGCCGAGGACGAGCTGACGAAGGGCCGGAAGGCGCCTCCCCCGTCGAGCGACGCAGGCGCAGACCCCAAGGACCCCGACGGCGACGGGGACGACGACGGCGCGCCCGAGGGCGACCCCGACGGCGACGGCGGCGAGCCCGAGGAGGATGAGAGCGACGAGGGCGACGAGGGCGACGGCGACGAGGATGAGGACGAGGACGAGGACGAGGACGAGGCCCCGCCCCCGCCCCCGGCCAAGAAGAAGGCTGCACCGCCGATGCGCCGCAGCCGCCACGACGCCGAGCAGGCCGAAGAGGCGCTGCTGAAATCAGTCCTGCTGGACGGCGACGGCGCGCCCAAGCCAATCGCCGACGTGATCGAGGTGTCGGAGGTCCTGACCGACTTCACCGACACGCTGGCGAAGGGGCATGGCCAGGTGGTCGGCGAGATCGGCGTGGTCCAGCTCCAGCTGGACGAGGCGCTGGCGCTCCTGAAGGCCATGGGACGGCACGCCATCGCGCAGGGGCGCAAGCTCGCGGCGCTGGAGAGCGAGGTCGCCGAGATGCGCAAGTCGATCGGTGTCACCAACCCCATGCCGGGGGTCGGCTTCTCGATGCGCCAGCGGATGCCGGCCGGCGACGGCGCGCAGCCGAGTGGCGGCGTGCTGAGCAAGTCGGTCGTGTCGGCGGCGCTGCAAAGCGCGTTCATCAGCGGGCAGATCGACGCCGATCAATACCGGCGCGCAGCCGGGACGCTCGACTCGCGCGGTGTGGACGCGGCACTGGCCGGCCTGCCGGCGACGGTGACCGAGGGCATTCGGAAGTTCGGATCGTAACAACCGGGCGAGAGCCCAATAGCTAACAGTGCGGCGCGCGAACAACCGGCCCGCGTGTGAGAGGAACACACATGGAGCCGAATCAGTTCGCCGCGCTCATGCAGCAGACGCTGGGCGCAATGGCCCGCGGTGAGACCCCGGCGGCCTTCTCGCAGGGGCCGCTGGTCAAGTCCTTCAACGACCTGAGCACGTCCATCTATGGCCCCGAGGCCACCGGCGACGCCGCAGTTCAGGCCCTGCGCGAGACGCTCGCCAAGGCCATGGGCATCGCCGACCTGTCGTCCTACGGCGTGGCCGGCACCACCCCGCTCCAGCTGGAGAACCTCGACGCCACCATGACCGAGGTCCTGGTGACCGAGCAGTTCATGAAGATCTTCAACGCGGTCCCGCGCGTCCCGTCGAAGAATGCGCTCTATCAGTGGAACCGCAAGAAGAGTTACGGCTCGTTCCGCGGGACCGCTGGCTTCCGCGAGGGCGGCGCCCCGAACGGGTCGAGCAGCACCTACGAGCGCAAGACGGCCGACATCCGCTACCTCGGCGAGAGGGGCGGCGTCACGCACCAGTTGACGGTCGCCGGCGCGGCGGGCGGCGTGTTTCTCGATCCGACTGCGGAAGAGAATAGGAACACGACGATCCGCCTGCTGGCGAAGATCGAGCGGGCGATGGTGCGCGGCCGGGCGGCCATCCTGGACGACGACCGCAACACCGTCAACTACGACGGCATCATTCCCCAGATGGAGGCCAGCTCGGTGGCCGCCACCAACGTGATCGACATGAAGGGCGCGGCGCTGGCGTTCACCGACCTCGAGAGCGCGGCCTTCAACCTCTACCAGAACGGCAAGCTACTAAGCTTCGCGAAGCTGCGCGGCTTCGCCACCGGCTTCGTGCAGGCCGACCTGGGCGCCCTGCTGCGCACCTATGAGCGGTCGGCCCTGAACGGCAACGCCAAGCCGGATCTGATCCCCGGCGCCCCGTTCGGCGGCTGGAATAGCCAGTTCGGCCTGCTGCCGATCGAGCCCTCGCAGTTCCTGGACGAGGTCGAGGGCGATGTGCCGCTGGGCACGGCCGACCCCGGCGCGCCGGCGGCCCCAGGCACCCCGACGCTGGCCGAGGCGAGCGACACGGCGGGCCTCATCCCGGCGGCCACCTACTACTACAGCGCCAGCGCCTTCAACAGCAAGGGCGAGAGCCTCCCGACCATCAGCGCCTCGATCGTCGGGTCGGGCGCCGGCTACAAGATCACGGTGACGATCCCGCGGGTCACCGCCGCGACCGGCTACCGCGTCTACCGCGGCACCAAGAGCGACGGCAGCGATGCCAAGTGGGTCGGCACGGTCGCCCAGCCGGCGAGCTCGAACGCGACGTTCGTCGACAAGAACCAGCAGCGGCCCGGCACCGGGACGTATGTCCTGTTCAACGCCGAGCCGGGCGACATCGCGGTCGCCCAGCTGGCCCCGCTCGTGAAATGGCCTCTGGCCATCACGAGCACGACCGTCGAGTTCCTGATCCTGCTCTATCACACGCTGGTGGTGAAGGCGCCCGAGCGCGTGATCGTGTTCAAGAACATCGGCAAGGCGTAGGCACGGCAAGGATGCGCGGGCGGGGCAGGGCCTCGCCCGCTCAGAGAAAGGCAGGCCCATGGCCACGCTGGAATCGAACGAGCACGCGAGCATCGCGATCTGGACCGATGGCGAGCCGGCCACCTACGCGCTGCCGGCGCCCATCGGCGACGGTGCGGACGAGGTGCCCCAGGCGGTCGCCGATCGCCTGGTCAGCATCGCTCAGTGGCCCGGCGAGTATGTCATCGTCGGGGAGGTCGCCCCGCCCGAGCCGAAGGAGCCCAAGGCGCCGCGCAAGGCCAAGGAGCCCAAGGCGCAGGAAGCGAGCGCGGGCGATGGCGCGGTATGACCTGAACGATTTGACCGCGCGCGCCATGCTGGCGCTGGGCCTGTACGGCTCCCCCAGGCGCGCGGTCAGCTCGAAGAAGTACACGATCGACAGCTCGACCGCCGTGGCGGTCGCGTTTCCGACCTGGATGGACGATCGGACAGGCGAGTCCCGCCTCCCGTCGTTCGTCAAGTTCAACATCCCGGTCGGAATCACGGCGCTCTATGCCGCCTGGAACAACGTCGTGGCGGTCGCGCCGACGACGAGCGTGGAGGGGGCCGAGCTCATTGACGATCAGACCATCGTCGGGATCTGGGCGCAGGCGGGCGTGAGCCTGATCGCGGAGGGCTCCGGCGACGTGACGATCACCTACATCTGGACTTAGCGCCATGCTTGCTGCTGATCTCATCTTTAAGGACATCATCGAGCGGCGGATCGCCGACCTGCGGGAGCGGCCGAACCGGGCCGACGACATCTTCCGGGGGACCAGCTCGTCGACGCGCACGGCGATCAAGGGCTACCTGGCCGGCGACACGCCGATCGACGTGCGGCTGGGCTGGGTGCAGGCGGCGACTCGCCTGCCCTGCATTGCGATCGTCCTGCCGAGCGAGCAGGAGTCGCAGCAGGTGATCGGGAGCGACCCCGGCGACGGCCACGACTCGGAGACGGGCATGCCGCTGCCGTCCTGGGATGTGATCGACGGCGTCTACAGCGAGCAGGCCACCACCGGGTTTAGCGGCTCCGTCGACGCGGCCGTCTACGCCGCGAACGCGACCGAGGCCAGCTGGCTGGCGGCGATCGTCAAGTGGGTCGCCCTCACGGCGCGGCCGGCGCTCGAGGACCATGGGATGGTCGAGCAGCGGATCACCATGACCGACTTCATGCCGGCCAGCGACTACCCGCAGCCCGACCCGGCCTATACCCGAGTCGTCAAGATCGCCTATACATGGTATGTCGTGTACACCCTGGAAGACGACGATCCGGCGGATGCGGCGACCGCCAGCCGGCACGCCGTCGACATGCTGAACGACTAAGGAGCGGACCATGGCGAAAGCACGCGACGCCGGCGCGGCGGAGACCCCCGAGGAGCAGCCGGCCCCGCAGGTCAGTGTGGCCGAGTGGGTGGCGGGCGAGGCGCCGCGGGTCGGCGTCGAGACGGCCATGGCGTTCGCCAACACCTACGGCCATGACACGGCGACGATCGCGGAGCTGCAGGCCGCGCTGGCGGCCTTCCAGGCCCGCGTCATCACATAGAGGAGAGTCCCATGCCTGTGTTTGCAAACGGCGTGCAGGTGATCGCCCCCCAGGCGGTCGCCGTGGTCACCGAGGAGACGGTGATCGGCAACCAGCCGGCGACCGAGCTGGTGGTGGCGGTGATCGCCACCGCCGACGGCGGGCAGCCGCAGACCTTCCACAAGGTCACCAACTACACCCAGGCGGCGGCGCTGTTCCGCTCGGGGGTGCTGCTGGACCTGCTCAAGCGGGTCTACAACCCGAGCGGCAACAACCCCGGCGCCTATACGGTGCTGGCCTGCCGGGTCAACTCGGGCGTGCAGGCCTCGGCCGCGCTCAAGGACGGCGGCGCGGCGAACGTGGTCACCCTGGTCTCGACCGACTACGGCCTGCACACGAACCAGATCCGGGTCAAGTGCGAGGCCGGATCGGTCAGCGGCTACAAGGTCAGCGTGCAGGGGTACGCGGGCACCGCCACGATCGTGCAGGATAACATCGGCCGATCGTGCATGTCCGTGCAGTACACCGGCGCGGGCTCGGCCGCGACCCTGACGATCAGCTCGACGCAGCTCACCACCAGTTGCACCGGCGCGGCGGGCGACAACGCGACGCTGGACTTCGCCAGCTACCCGACGATCCGCAACCTGGCGGACGCCCTGATCGGCACCGGCAAGTACAGCGTGACGGTCCTGGCCGATGCGGCGACGCTGGGCGCAACGCTCGACGTCCAGACCGCGATCGACATCAAGACCAGCGCCCAGACCCTGACCGCCAATATCCAGGCGCTCGTAGATTGGTTCAACACCTCAGAGCCCTACATCACGGCGACCCGCGCGAGCGGCGCGGCGATCGCGACCTCCAGCTCGTACATCCCCTTTACGGGCGGCACGAACGGCTCGGCGGTCACCTCGAACGACTACCAGACCGCGCTGACGGCGCTGCAGGCGTTCGACTGCGCGATCGTCCTCGTGGGCACCGGCGACGCCACAGTGCATGCCCTGGCCGACGCGCACTGCGCGTATATGGCCCAGCCGGGCCAGAACAAGGAGCGGGTCGCGATCGTGGGCGGCGTGGCCGGCGAGAACGTGGCGACGGTGATCGCCCGGGCGAAGGCGCTCGCGAGCTACCGCACCGCGCTCGCCTACCCCGGCCTGCTGGACGTCGACGCCAGCGGCAACAGCGTGACGCTGGCGCCGTTCTACACGGCCGCCGCGGTGGCGGGCCTGCTGGCGGGCAGCGCGATCGGGCAGCCGGCGACCCGCAAGACCCTGCGGTGCGTCGGGCCGGCGGTGAGCCTCACCCCCAGCGAGATCGACTCGCTGCTGGTGGCCGGGGTCATGCCGATAGCGGCGCACACGACCGAGGGCGCGCGGGTCGTGCAGAGCCTCACCACCTATGTGCAGCCGCAGGGCAGCGCGCTCAATTTGCTGCGGCGCGAGCTGAGCAGCCGGATCGCGGCCGACTGGCTGATCGGCCAGGTGCGCGGCCGGCTCGACGCGCAGTTGATCGGCACGGCCGGCGGGCCGCTGCTGCGCGAGCGGGCAAAGAGCATCGCCGAGACGACCCTGAAGGAGGCCGAGGCGGCGGGCGTGATCGTCGGCGACCAGGCCAACCCGGCCTACTCGCAGCTGTCCGCCAGCATCAGTGGCGACGTGATCACCGTGTCGTTCCGGGCCGCGCTCGCGACGCCGGGCAACTATGTGATCCTGAACGCCAGCCTGGGCAGCTGGGCCGGCTAACGCACCCATACCGCGGTACGGGAATTACCCGGCCCTAGCGATCGGAGAAAGCTATGGCTCGGGAAAACGCCCAGGTCCGAACGGCCAACCACGTCAAGATCCTGTTGGACGGGCAGACCATCGGGATCATGCAGAACCTGCGCGGGTCGGACGACTACGGCTTGGAGCCGGTGTCGGGGGTCGGCGACATCCATGTGATCGAGCACGTCCCCACGGTGGCGCGCCACCAGGTGTCGGTCTCGTTCGCGGCGCTGCGCCGCGACCTGCTGGTCAATCATGGCTTTGTGCCGGAGAACGGCACCGGAGCCCTGCGCGGCCTGATCTTCGACATCGAGGTGTACGACAAGCGCGACGGGGTCATGATCAAGAAGTACATCGGCTGCAGCTATGCGAGCGGCGATGTCAGCTACGACGCGCACCGCGTCATCATGCGGAACGCGAGTTTCCAGGCGCTGGACGTCTCAGGCGGGATCTAGCGGCGCGCGGCGGGATTCGGTACGATCAGATCGCACGAAGGAAGCGACCCGGCACCGCCGGGTCGTTTTGCTTGAAACCGCCATACGAGTGGCTGATTGAGCATAGGAAGAGGCGATAAACTATGGGTGTCGGCATGCCAGCGGATTTACTGTTGCACGAGTTCGGCTCGCAGGTCTGGGCCGCGTTCGGCACGCCGCCCGTTCACGTCGGCTCATCGCTCACACTAAAAAGTGGCTGGCGTGATGTGGACGTGCGGCTCATTCTGAGCGATGAGGAATACGAGGCGTGGGGACTCGGAAAACCAAACCTGCCGCGCCACAATGGCAAGTGGGTTGCACTGTGCTTGGCGTTTTCGGCGCTGGGCAAACAGATGACCGGCCTGCCCATCGACTTTCAGATCCAGCAGCAGACGCAAGCCAATGCGGACTATCCACGGAAAGAGCATGAGCGCAGTGCGCTCGGGGTTGTGGCCTTGCGACTCGTGTAATGCCATCAACTTCAACCACAAAATTAGCATAGTCAAAAGGAATGCCCATGTCCCCCAAACCACGCGACTACCGCTTCGATGTGACCGTCGACACCGTCGGGTCGTTCACCTTCCAGCCGCTCACGGTCGGCCAGCAGATCGGCCTGCGCACGGCGGCCCAGGCGATCTATGGCGGCCCGCTCCCCACGGTCGACGACGACGACGGCCGATCGATGGAGGAGAGCGTCGCCTGGATGCTCGCCGAGATGCGCGCGGCCTGCCTCGAGGCGCCGGCGGACTGGTCCTGGCTCGACGGCTACACGCTGGACCCCATTCTCAAGACCTGGAAGGAGTACAGCGCGAAGCGGGACGAGTTTCGGAAAACGCTGGGCCGCTGAGAAGTACCGCCGGGCGCGCGAGCGGGCGCAGTCGCTCGAGTTCTGGTATCGGCAGCACTACCGGCTGCCGCCGACCGATCCGCGCTACCTGGCAACAACCACATATGAAATGGCCGACGAGTTCCATGCCTACGTGGACTATCTGCGCTTGCAGCGCGGCGAGCCCGAGGATCAGGAGTTCGAGTCGGGCATGACCGAGGATGAGATCCTCGCGGAGGCGGACGCGCTCGGCGACACGCCGATCGCGGCGCCGGCGGACGAGGCGTGGGTCGAGGTCGACCCGGCGGAGCTGCTGAAGGAACTGGACGCGCTGGGCGAGGAACACGCGAATGGCGAATGATAAGCGGCAGATCGACGTCGAGGTGCGCGGGCGGGCCGATCTCGGCCAGGCCTCCGGCGAGGTCGGCAAGTTCCGCAAGCTGATCAACGAGCTGGGGACCGACGTCAAGAGTATCGGCGAGCTGCTGAAGCGCGCCCAGGGCGGCTGGAAGGATCTCGCCCTCGCCGGCGCCGCCAAGGCCGGCATGCAGGCATGGAACGACATGCGCAAGCTGACGATGGGATCGATCAGCGGCGAGTCGATGACCAACCGAATCTCAGGCGGGCTCTCGGCGTATAAGCAGCACCTCCAGCTCATGGACGACGAGCTGAAGCAGGTCCGCGCGCTCGGGGTGGCCTACCGCGACTACCAGAACCAGGTAATCAACGCGGGGCGGGCCTACGGGTTCAGTAACGACCAGGTGATCGGCCTGGCGTCCATGTACGGCCGCACGAACGGCCGCGCCGGCGCGGGGCGGCTGCTCGGCGACATGGCGACGACCCAGGGGTTCGCGCGGGCCTATGGGATGCAGGCGACCGAGGCCGGCTCCTACCTCAACCAGGCCAACACCATGGGGCTGATCGGGGCACCGGGCGGCGTCTCGGACATGCGCCAGTTCGCGGCCATGCTGGCGGACTCCATCAGCGCCGGCGGCATGCAGGGACGCGAGGGCGAGCTGATCGAGTCGGTGGTCGGCCTCACCAAGTCGATCAACACCCAGACGGTGCAGCCGGTCGGCCTGGGGGTGGCCGCCTCGGCGCTCACGACCCTGAACGCGACGGGCATCCGCGGCCTGCAGGGCACCCAAGGGGCGGCGCTGCTGGGCCAAGTCAACCAGGCGATCATGAACCCGGGCGGAGGGGAGGCCGGGAACCTGTTCATGTATCAGGCGCTGACGGGTGGGCAGGGCGGCATGAACCTGGCCGACTTCGAGTATCTGAAAGAGGAGGGGCTCGGCGGCACGACCCCCGAGGGCAAGAGCAACCTGCAGGCGGTCATGGAAGCCATCAACCGGATGCCGATCAAGGGCCGGTATCGAATGATGGCGGCGAAGAATCTGACGGGGCTGAGCCAGCACCAATACGAAGCGCTTGAAGGCGCCTTTATGCAGGACGGCCAGTTTCAGACGGCGAAGCTGGGCAACCTGCAGAGCGCGCTCGGCGGGGACCTGAGCAAGGTCGACCCCTCCGTCTGGGGCCTGCTCGCCGACCTCCAGAACGGCGGCGACGTGAAGGCAGTCGGCGCCGAGTTCGCTCAGCTGAGCGGGCAGACGGCGGCCACGACCAAAGAGGAGCTCTTCACCCAGATCAAGGGCTACGGGGCGGGCAACGTGGCGCTGACCGAGGGGCAGCAGCGCGAGAAGCTGGACGCCGACATTGCCAAGGCGGCCGAGGACGCCGGCTCCAAGCTGTACGGGCTGCAGACGGCGGCCGAGCAGGCGTCGCTGGCGCTGCTCAAGATCGGCGGCAGCCTGCCGGGGCCGCTCGGCGGCGTGGCCCCGATCGCGCTGGGCTCGGCCGGCGGGGCGCTGCTGAGCAAGGGCGGCAACCTGCTGATGGGCCGCGGCGCCGACATCCTGGGGCGCGTGTTCGGCAGCGGCGGCGCCGCGGCCGGGGGCGGCGCCGCCGCTGGTGGTGGTGCGACCGCTGCCGGGGGCGCGACTGCGGCCGGGGGCGGCTTTTTGGCGAGCGCGGCGACGTTCGCCGGCGGGCTCAGCCTGGGCGCCGCGGCGGCGGAGGTCGGCTCGCTCGCAGGCCAAGGCATCTATGGGACGCAGGCGTTCCTGGGCGACGAGCACCGGGCGACGCTCGGCCAGGGCTGGGCAAACCTGATGGGCGGCCAGTCGGGCTGGGGCGACGTCGGAAACGCGCTCGGCGGCGTGGCCATGAGCCTCCCGGGCGTGCTCGGCGGGACAGGCTATGGCATCTACCAGGCGCTGAGCGGAAAGCAGGATTTTCAAGGCGCGTATCGCGACGCCTTCTTCTCGATCGACCGCTTCGACAGCGCGGGGCGGCAGCAGTGGCTCAGCCAGCAGGGGCCGTCGAGCAGTGGGGGCAGCTGGGGCGGCGACCCGGCGGCGCTGGACGCGCTGCTGCAGATGGGCGGGCTGCCCTCGGGGGCCGAGCTGCAGCAGTACATGGCCATGCTGAAATCTAAGGACCCGGAGCAATACGCGCGCCTCTTGCAGACGCTGTCCGCCCAGCAGGGCCAGCCGGTGGCCAGCTCGGCCGGGGGCTGGTGGGACGTGCCCGGCGACGACATGCCCGCGCTGCTCCACCGGCGCGAGATGGTGCTGCCGGCCAACCTGGCGGGCTCGCTGCGCGATGCCGTGACTCGACCCGCGTTCAGCGCCGACGACGCGCGGGCGGGCGCGGGCATGATCAAGGTCCAGATCGCGCCGATCCAGGTGCGGATGCCGGATGGCTCGACGCAGCTGGTGCAGGCCCAGGCCCAGTATGTGCCGTTCGACGGCGTCCAGACCGCGCCGACACTCGGGAGCCGCTGATGCTGAGCGTCACGCCCTATGCGCCCAAGCCGCGCGTCGTGTTCTACGGCCGGCGCGGTCGGCTGGACGTCACGCCCGAGGACCTGCTGAGCGTCAACACGCGCCGCGGACTGGGCGAGTCGACCGGGGTGTGGGACCTGCGACTCACCGGCCGGCGCGTCGGGGGCAAAACCTACCTCGACATGATCGACACCATGGATTATGTCGAGATCGAGATGGCGCGCACGCCGTCGGCCGGTGGCACGTTGACCACGGTGCTGCGGGGGTTCGTCGACAACGTCACCGAGACCATCAGCGGCAACACGCGGCGGATCGTGGTCAACGGGCGCGACTATGGCAAGTTGCTGCTCGCGTTCCAGGTCTACTATCTCACCGAGATCGACCCGGCCGCCTCGCTCATCCAGCAGGCGGGGCTGGAGGTGCGGTTCGGCATTCCGGGCGGCATTCTCTCGCCGCGCCAGTTTGTCACCCTGGTCGGGAGCCAGATCGTCAAGCCGAACCTGGCGGTCCTCCAGGCGGAGAACCCCGCGATCCCGGATCTCGCCTACGATGTGCAGGTGCCGGATCGGTTCGCGGTGAACGGGCTGGCCATCCAGCCGTTTACCGGGAGCGTGTATAACCTCCTGACCCAGTACGCCTCGAGGCCCTGGATCGAGACGTTCGTGGAAGACCGCGCCAGCGGCCCCACGTTCGTGTATCGGTTCGCCCCGCTGCGCACCCTGGCTGGCGCCCGGATCGGCGACTACAGCCCGGCCGCGGCCTCCTACCGCATCACCCCGGCCGACATCGAGTCGATCTCGCTGGGGCGCTCCGACAACGAGGTGCGGAGCTACTATTTCACCTACCCGGTTTATTCGCTGCTCGACCGGGACGCCTTCAAGGGCGAGGGCCTCGACATGGCGCGCAACCCCTACGTCGACAAGGGGACGCTCGCGCGGTACGGGTTCCAGCCGATGGAGATTGGCACGACCTTGATCCCCTCGCTCGCTGGCGACCCGGCCGACCTGAGCGCAACCATGAAGCCCGAGACGATCGCGCTCGCGGCCGAGCTGAACGAGTGGCTCTGGAAGGCGAACCGGGAGAACCACCGGCTCATGAACGGCAGCATGACGATCAAGGGCGGGGCGGGCATCCGGCCGGGCATGGACCTCATCATCGACGGCATGCGGCGGGCGTGCTACGTCTCGAGCGTCGCGCACGCCTTCGACGTGGAGGGGGGCATCTATCGCACGCAGTTGGGCGTGGTGCGAGGACGGGACACATAAACAGCCCCCGGCGCTGGGCCAGGGGCTGCGGTGAGGTGTGGGGCGCTATTCCTATTCCTGCCCATAGTAGGCGGCCTGCGACGCCGCGAAAGCCTCCATGGGGCTGGCGCCCTCGCCGATCGCCTTGTCGTAGGCGGCCCGGGCGCGATCCATGCGCGGGTCGGGCTGCTGAACCGGCTGCTCCTCGACGCTGATGCGCTGGGCCTGTCGCTTGCTCATGGTCCCCTCCTTCCGTTTGTACCGCTCGTCGGGTCGATACCGATCGATATGCGCCTGCCGGATAACCCGTGCCCCGCCGATCTGGCGGCCGATCCCATACTTCGCATGCAGTCGGGCGATGTGTGCCCGCGCGCGCCGCTCGGTGACCCCCCAGGCTGCGGCGGCCTGGCTGGCGTCGCGCAGCTCCTCGAGCAGGTCGTCCTGAGCCCCATCATACAGATCGTCTAGAAGCTCGCGGAAATACATCGGGCTCTGGATGGTGACAAGGTGCGGCGCCAGAAGATCCAGCGCCGCACGAACGCGATCCGCCATGCTAGGCCTCCTGGTGCCAATCCGCCGCAGACCAGACCTCCGAAATGATCTCGCGGATCGCCTGCTGGTCCTCCTCGATCGCAGACCAGACCTCCGAAATGATCTCGCGGATCGCCTGCTGGTCCTCCTCGATCTCCCGCAGCTCCGTGTCCCACGTCTCGGGATCGCGCCCGCGCCCATCCTCGATCGTGACTGTGTTCGCGTAGTCGGTCTCCTCGATCTCGACCGCGTAACCGGAGTATACCTCCTGAATCCGCTTAATGATCCGCGCCTTGAACTCGTCGATACTCGCCCTGGGATCGAAGGACTCCCAGCCCCAGCCCCCAACTAACGCCTCGTCGGTCGTGTCCATCTGGATCGTAATCGTCGCCATGGTTGTCGTGCCTCCCTTGTTACTATTCCTCTATCGGTGTAGCTATACTATACCATATCTGGTATAGATAGTCAATAACAGTGCAGTTGACGCCGTGCGGCCATGTGTGCTATGATAAGCGCACATCGGTGGGTAGCTCAACGGCAGAGCAGCGGTCTCCAAAACCGCAAGATTGCAGGGTCGAGACCTGCCCCGCCGGCCAATGCCCACAATGCGAGCGGGGCGCACGTTTTACGGTATCGGCGACGGGCTTGCGGGGGTGGCGTGTTGACGGGCGAAGCCCCGAGCGCACTGGCAGTGGAGCACCCCCATCTGGTCTAGGACCGCGTACACTGCCCGCCGGTGCTGCACCGAGCCGGGGTAACGCCCTGGAACGTGCGCCCAAACCCTCCCCACTAGCAGCGCCTCATCCCCACCGGTATACTATTCTCAGAGAGACGGGACCGACCCGCGCGATCGTTCGCGCGGGTTTTGTTGTGGAGGCCATGCACACACCACAGCCAGGACTAGCCGATCTCCGCACCCCCCACCGGGCGCCGGCGCAGGGCGCGACGCAGGTCGAGATCGGGCGGGTCGTCGCGACGCACCCCGAGACCGACTCGATCGATGTCGAGCTGCTCCAGGGCGGCCGGCTGTTCTATGTGCCAATCCTGCGGAGCGACGCCGGCCGAACGTTCGGCGACGCTGGGCTGCCGACGATCACGCCGGGCACCAGCGCCACGGCGACGGGGCAGCACGACGTCTATGCGCTGGTCGCGTATCTGCGAGGCAACGCGCTGCTGCCGGTGGCGCTGGGGTTTCTGGGGCCGAAGGATACGGCACTCCTGAAGCGGCCGAGCGGGAGCGCCATCCACCGGGGGCCGGGCGGGCAGACGGTGGTGGAGCGCGACGACGGCAGCTACGAGCTGCGGGTCGCGGGCGGCTCGCTCCGGCTGGGCGCGAACGGCGGATCGGGGAGCCTGGCCACGCTGGACGCCAGCCTCGCGCCGAGCGGCGCCGCGGCGGCGATCACGCTCGCCAACACGGGCGGCGCATCCGTCACGCTGACGGCGGCCGGGGGGGTAACGATCGCCGGCGCGCTGTCCGTCAACGGCTACGCACTGACGGTGCCGGCAGCGGGGACGATTGCCTATCGGGACGTGGCGAACACGTTCAGCGCGGCCCAGGCATTTAGCGCGGGCGTGTCGTTTGATGTCATGCCGACATTCCCCAGTCTCACGGCCGGCGAGGTGCTCTATGGGGGCGCGGCGAACGCACCCGCGCACGACTCGTATCTGAGCTGGAGCGCCGCGAGCAAGCGGCTAATCCTGGGCGTGGGCGCGACGCTCTGGGTCGGCAGAGCGTCGGGCGGGTCGACCACTGCGGGGGACATCGACGCAGCCGGGACGGTCAAGACCGGCACGCCGATCGGCGTCGCCAGCGGCGGGACCGGGGTGGCGGCGCTGCCCACCTTCCTTGCGAACAAGAACGGCAGCGCGCAGTCGGGGGTCGTCAGCGGCGTGGTGACCCAGGTCACCATGACCAATGAATCCTACGACAACAACGGCAACTACGATGCGGCTAACTCAAAATTTCTCCCCACCGTCGCGGGGACATACCTATTCTTTGCCGGCCTGCGCTTCACGGCTGCGGCCGACCAGACCGAGATTGTGATCATGCTCTACAAAAACGGCGCCGAGGTGTTTCGCAACACGGTGCGGTCGAGTGGCGCCGGCGCGCACCAGGGGAACGTTCTGGCGCTGCTGCGGATGAACGGCACCTCTGACTATGTCGAGTTGTACGTCTACCAGAACAGCGGCGCGGACAAGACGATCGACGGGCCAGTCGCCTACACCTCATGGGGTGGCGCCTGGATCACGCCATAGGGAGGAGCGATGCACATGCGCGAGCCGCTGCGGCTGAGCCCCGCGCAGGAGCTGGGCGTGATCGAGCGCCGGATCGTGGCGCTGCTCGAGCAGGCCAAGGGGCTGCAGCTCGATCACAGGGTGCGGCGCGACCTGTATGGCGACGCCGACCCGGGACTGACGCCGATCGAGGCGCAGCTGCGCGAGATCGCGCGCGCGGTCCAGATCCTGGAGGCCGAGCGCGCAACCATACCGGAGGATACCCATGCCGACAGCTGAGCCGACCACCGGCAGTCCGCCGATCGTCGGGCGCTGCCTCTCGATCGCCGAGTGGCTCGCCTACGTGGACGCCTACGACTTTGGGCCGATCGCGCCCGACCTGCTCGTCGTCCATCACACATGGAAGCCGACCGAGTCCGAGTGGACCGGGCGCCGATCGATCGAGGCGCTCCAGCGCTACTACCGAGGCAAGGGCTGGAGCGCTGGGCCGCATTTTTTCGCCGCGCCTGACGGGATCTGGCTCTTTACGCCGATGTCGTCGATCGGCGTGCATGCCAATGCGGGCAACAGCTGGCACGATGCGGACGGTCGCCTGCACTACTCGCTCGGCCTGGAGATGGTCGGCGACTTCGACCAGCACCGCCCGACCGGCCTGGTCTGGGCGAACGCCAAGGCGGTGATCGGCGGGCTCTCGCGACGTCTGGGCATTCGGCCGGCCCAGCTGCTGCAGCTCCACCGGCGCTACAACCCGAGCAAGACATGCCCCGGCCTATCGGTCGACCTGGCATGGCTGGTCGCCGAGGCGGATGCCTGGCTGAACGCCCAGCAGGCGACTGACCTGGTGGCCTGGCACGCGGCGCATGGCGGCGTGCCGGTGCTCGGCATGGTGCTCGGCGCCCCCTTCACCCGGGCCGACGCGCAGGGCGAGACCTGCCGCTGGTTGCGCTGTGAAAACGGCATAATAAAAGAGAAGCCCAGCCAGGCGGGGATCTGGCGGATTCGGCTGGCCCAGCTCGCCGAGCTGCAGCAGCTGGGGATGGTGTAGTATGTACGCGCTCGCCTTTGATGGGACCGTCTGGTCCCTGCCGGTGCGGCCGGAGAGCATCGAGGTCAGCTATGCCGCCCGCACGGCGGTCGCGCCGACCATGACCGAGGCCTATGTCGACATGTTCGGGCCGGGCGTCGGCACGATCACGCTGAACGGGACCACCGGCTGGGGCGTGGGGGCGCGCAAGCGGCGGCCGAACGGGCTGGCTGCGCTCAAACAACTGATCGCGCTCTACGGGCGATACCTGGTCGCTGCGGCGGCGGCCTCGGACCCGAGGACCGTCCGCATGACGTTCGCCGACGGCTACACCGGGCGATCGTTCTTGGTGGTGCCCGAGGCGTCGGGGCTGCGCACCACGCAGAATCAGAACAGCCCCCTGATCGTGCGCTACTCGCTGTCGATGATCGTGCTGCGCGACCTGAGTGGAGGCAAGGCCCAGGGGACGATGGGCGCGACAGGGGTGGCGGCGGGGGTCGAGCGGGGGCTGCTCGACGACCCGGCGACGCTCGGGCAGTCCTACCTGACCGGGCTGGCCGCTGGCGTCGCGAATGCGCCGGGCCTGGCCTCCAGCCTGATGCGCTATGCCGTTCAGGCCGGCGACACCCTGGCCTTGATTGCCGAGGCCTACGACACGACCCCCGACGCGATCAAGCGGGCGAACGGGATTCAGTTTCCGAGCCGCATCCAGCCGGGGCTGGTCCTGACCATTCCGCAGGGGTGATCTCTATGGACACACTGACCACCGGACGCTACCTCGAGGACCAGCGGCGCTACCTGCGCCTCCAGCCGACCGCAGCGGCGGGCGTGGCGTTTTTGCGCCAGGTCAGCGCGCGATCGTTCGACGCCGACGGGCAGGCGCTGGTGGCGCGCGTGCTCCGGGCGCTGCTGGCAGGCCTGGCCGAGCTGGCGCCCCCCGAGCTGGCGCCCCGCGCACAGCATGCGCTCTACGCGACGATCCGGCGCGCGGCGTGGCTCGCCCTGCAGGCGATGACGATCGGGGTGGCTGCCGGCGCGGATGGGCCGATCCTCGACGCGACGGCGGCCGATGCCCTGGCGCAAATCGAGGCGCAGGACGTGGTGCTCGCGACCCCCAGCGGGCGCGCGGCCGACCTGGCGGTGCTGCTGGCCGGGCTCAGCTGGCGAGCCAACTAGCGGCGCATCCCCTCGGCTGCTATACTCAGGACAGAGACGGGACCGACCCGCGCGATCGTTCGCGCGGGTTTTATTGTCGAGTACCATGCAGACGCACCTGATCCGCACCACCGACACGCTAACCGGCATCGCGGCGCGCTACTATGGCGACGCGACACGCTGGCGCGAGATCGCGGCTGCGAACGACCTCCGACCTCCCTACATCTCGGCCGACCCGCTCGACCAATACGGCCCGGCGCTGCTGCGCCAGGCGCTGGGCGCGCCGATCGCGGCAGGTCAGCTGACGATCGCGATCGCGGGCGATGCGGCGATCCTGCGGCCAGGCGCGCGGGTCGTGCTCGACCGGACGCTGACCAGCGGCGATCGGCTGCTCGACGTGTGCGCCATCGCCAGCTACGCCGCCGGGGCGCTGACCCTCGCGGCGGCGCCGGCGAACGCCTACCCGATCGGCTCCGTGCTGCGGGTCTATCCGCCTGCGGCGGACCTGCGCGGCGTGGTGGCACGGCCGGGCGATCGGCTGCTCGTCCCCGACGTCGGCACCGACGCCACGACCACGACCGACGTGGCCGACCGCTACGGGCGCGACATTATGGCGGATCGGTTCGGCCGGCTGACCCTGACGGCGGCCGGCGACCTGGGGCTGATCGCGGGGCTCGCCAACCTGGCTCAGCAGCTGCGCCACCGGCTGCGCTGCGAGCGCGGGGCAATGGTGCGGCACCCGTCGTATGGCTGCCCGGCCCAGGCCTATATCGGCCAGGCGACCGGCCCGGCACTCACGGCGCTGCTCCAGAGCGCGATCGCCGAGGCGCTGACCGACGACCCGCGGGTCGGGAGCGTGGGGGGCGTCGACGTGGTAACGACGGGTGAGGCGGTGCTCGTCACCGCGCACGTCGTCGCGGCCGGCGAGACGCTGGATCTAATCGCATCATTTGAGGGGTAACATGGCAACGTTCGAGGACTACCTGCAGAGCATGGCCACCTACGCGCGGGGGCAGACCCCCGAGCTCACGGATCTGCGCGCCGGGTCGGTCTACCGCTCGATCCTCGAGGCTATCGCCATGCAGCTCGAGTTGATCGAGGCGGGAGCGGCCGACCTCGCCGACGGCGCGATCCGCGAGGCCGCGTATCAGCTATGGACCTTCGATCGCCGGCCGGCGGCGGCAGCCTCGGGGACGCTCCGGTTTACCGCGACGGCGACGATCGGATCAGACATCACGATCCCGGCCGGCACGCAGGCCCGCGCGCCGGGGACAGATAAGGTCTACCGGACGCTCGCCCAGGCGACGTTCCCCGCTGGCGCGGCCGGCTCAACCCTGAACGTCCTGGTCGCGAGCATCGGCGCCGGCGCCAGCTTCAACACGGCGGCGGCGACGATCACCGAACTGGTGATCCCGATCGCGGGACTCAGCGTGTCGAACCCCGCCGCGCTCACGAACGGCGCCGACGCCGAGTCGGACGACGAGCGGCAGCAGCGATTCGCGACGTTCGTCCGCTCCATTCACCGGGGCACGGCCGATAGCATCGCCTATGCGGCCGAGCAGACGGCGATCGTTGATGGGGCGACCGGGCTGGTCACCGAGCGGGTGACCGGCGCCAAGGTGATCGACACGGCGCAAGGGCTGGCGACCTGCTATGTCATCAACGGCACGACCAGCGCGGCCTCGTCGCCGCTCCTGGCTGCGGTGGCGTCGAACATCGCCAGCTATAAGGCCGCCGGCGTGACGATCAACGTCGCGGCCTCGGCGCTCACCTCCCAGACGGTCACATGCGCGGTGCGGCTCCTGTCGACCGTGACGCTGGCCATGGTGATCACGTCGGTGCGCCAGGCGCTGACCGACCTGTTCGCCGCCCTGACCATCGGCGAGACGCTCTATCTCGAGCAGATCCGCCACGCGATCATGCAGGTGCCCGGCGTGATCGACTGCACGGTCGCGACCCCCTCGGGCGACGTCGCGCCGGCCGCCTCTGGCCGGGTCGTGCTCAGCGGGACTCCGACGGTGACCCAGCTATGACCACGGCAAGCGAACAGTTGATCGCCGACATCCACCCCGCGCTCGCCACCGACGCCGAGGCGGTTGCGGTGATCGCGCTCGCGCCGCTGGTCGATGTGTTCCTAGCAATCGACGATGCCACGCTGACGATCGCGCTCGACGACAGCGCGGCGCCGCAGGTGCTCACGCTGGGCGACCACACGATCGCCGGCCTGGTGGCGGCACTGCCCGCCGGCCTGGGCGCCTCGCTGCTCGACTCGACCTGGGCAGCCGTCTCCGCGCAGGCGCTGGCGCCCGTCTCGACGCTCGCGCTCGCGGCGTCCAGCGCGGCCCAGCTGAGCGCCTACACCGCCGGCCTGTGGCGCGCGCTCCGCCCGGTCGCGTTCGGCCTGGCCGAGCTGCGATCCGTCGTCGACGCGCTGATCGCCCAGGCGGACATCCGCCGGGCGTCTGGGTCCTGGCTGGACCTCTGGGGTCTGGTGTGGCGCATCCCCCGGCTGCCGGCCGAGACCGACTCGGCATACCGGGCGCGGGTCATCTACACGCTGACGCTGCCGCGGGTCAACAACAGCGCGCTCGAGGCGCTGATCGCCCGGGCGTTCGGCTACACCGCCCGAGTTGAGGACGGTGGCGTGGGCGGCCTGTTCACGCCGAACGCCAACGGCGCGACCTGGGGGCCGGGCGGATCGGGGGTCTGGGGGCCACCGAGCTATGGACAGTTTCAGGTTACGATCAGCGCCGACAGCGGGGTCGACACGAACACCCTGATCGCCCTCATCCGGCAGTACAAGGCGTCTGGGACGTCGTTTACGCTCGCCACTGCCTACACCCCGGCTGGCGTGGTGGCGTTCGGCGACATCGCCGGCACCTGGGAGTAAACCATGGCGGATCTCGTAATTGTGACGGGGATGGGTCCCGCGCTGGCCCAGCTGCTGCAGGCCGAGACGATCTATCTGGCCGTCGGGGAGGGGCTGAGCGCGTGGGACAGCGCCACGCCGATCCCGCAGCCGACGACCGCCCAGGCGACGCTCCAGAACGAGCTGGCGCGCGCGATCGCGACGGTCAGCTATCTGGACGACAGCAACCGGGTGGTGGCCGGCCCGACTCGGCGCCTGGAGTGCGTCGCATCGTTCGGGGTGGGGCTCGCCAACGGCACGCTGCGCGAGATGGGGTTGTATGCCTTTGGATCAGGCACGCTGGGATCGGGCACGCTGATCGCGGCGGCCAACTTCGCGGCGGTCAGCAAGCCGGCCGGGGGCGGCGACTACACGCTCGCCCGCACCATGCGGCTCGTGTTCCTGGGGGCGCTGTGAGAGACTACGTAACCGCGATCGGTAAGCTGCCCTATGGGATCTCAAGCTGGCGCGTCGCTGCGCTGGCGCGCTGGCGGCTGCTCCTGGTCCAGCAGCTGCGCCCGATCTCCGACACGGAGATCAACCTGCTGTCCATGGCCCTGGCCCAGCTGCGCGCGCGGCCGTGGCTCGAGCTGGCCGGCGGGGGCGTGCTCAGCCTCCCGATCCCGGCGAACGGGGTGACCACCAGCGTCGCCACCATCCACGACGGATCGGCCAATCTGACGGCGCTCGTTGACGGCAGCCTGATCGAGGTGCGCGGCCCGGCCGACGGCGCACAGATCGACGTGACGCTGAGCGCGGCGCCGGGGGCGGGCTCGCGCACCGATCTGATTTACATGGAGGTGGCGCGCGAGACGGTGCAGCCCAGCGCCGCCACCGAGGCGGCATCGATCACCGTCCACCGGCGCGGCAACGTCGCGAACACCTCGGGGCTATCGAACGACCTGCAGAGCGCCGGCGTCGGCGCCGAGACCTCGCGCCGGGTGCAGCTGCGCTACCGGATCAAGGTGGCCGCAGGCGCCGCGACGCTGAGCGACCTCGCGGCCGACGGCTACACATGGACAGCGGACGCGGAGCACCCCGGGCAGTGGACTCTGGGCGATGGGTCGGCGCTGGCTGGGCAGACGCTCGGCACCGTCGACGGCGTGCGGCGCGCCATCCCCCTGGCGACGGTCGCGCGAACGGCTGGGCAGACCACGATCGCCAGCAGCGCGATCACCGTGGTCGCCCGGCGCGTCAGCCTCCAGAGCGATGCCCACACAGTCGACGGCTACCACGCCACCCCGACAGCGACGGCGAACATGCTCCTGCCGCTCGACGGCTCGGGCAAATACCCCTCGGGCGTGTTCACCGGCCTGGCTGGGTCGGCGACCGATGTTGACACGGTCGACACCTTCCACGCCAGCGCGACGCCGACCGCCTCCAAGCTCCTGCCGCTCGACGGCTCGGGCAAGTTCCCGGTGGGCGTGCTCAAGACCGGGACAGGGAATGGGCTCGACGCCGACACGGTCGACACCTTCCACGCCAGCGCGACGCCGACCGCCTCCAAGCTCCTACCCCTGAACGGCTCGGGCAAGTATCCGGTGGGCGTGCTCAAGACCGGGTCGGGCAACCTGCTCGACGCCGACAGCGTCGACGGGTTTGGCGCGAACGCGACGCCGACCGCCTCAACCCTGCTGCCGCTGGACGGCTCGGGCAAGTTCCCGGTGGGCGTGCTCAAGACCGGGACGGGGAACGGGCTCGACGCCGACACGGTCGACGGCAACCATGCGGCGGCACTGGCCGCTGCGGTGCATACGCATGGGGCGCTGCTGACCGGGCCGACGCTGGAGGTATCGAGCGATGCGACCGGCAGCATCGCATCCGGCAACACCTACAGCAACAACACCCGCAAGGTGTTCCCGACCTCGGGTGCGGGCAGCACGTCCAAGAAACATTATTACTACATCGTTTTTACGACGACCTTCCACTTCGACACCACGCCGGGCGCTGCGCCGATCGGCTATCTCTTCTGGTCGACTGCGGCCACTGCGGTGGCCGCATCGGGGGCGATCATCGCTGGGGCGACGAACCTGTCCTACCAGAGCGGGCGGCAGACCGCCGCCATGCAGTCGATCACGCTGTACGCGGCCGGCGCGCTCAGCGAGCTGCTGACCATCGGCGGGCAGTCGCAGGTGATCTGGCTGGCGCTGAACTTCTCCGGGGGCGGGACGCTCTACGTCGATCACTGGCGCTATAGCATCGTTCATTGGCTCGGCTAATCATCAGAGGATACCATGCGGAATCTGGTCAACATCACCGGATCGGCGGCCACCAGCGGCGTCTCGGGCCTGCTCGCCGTGCAAGATCGGGCGTGGGAGTCGGTCCTGTTTCAGCAGGGCAAGCGGCCGGTCGACTCGGAGCTGAATCTGCTCCAGCAGGTGGTAGGCGAGGCGACTCGCATCCTGCTGAAGGGTCTGATGGGCAGCGGCGCGGCGTCGAGCTGGTCGCCGGCGACGAACGCGACCGCCAACACGATCAAGCTGCACCAGGGGCCGAACCTCATGCCGCTGATTGTCGACGGGCGGCTCGTGCAGGTCGGCGATCCCGACGCCGCGAACGCGCTGATCGCGACCCTCTCAGCCCCGCCCGGTGGCGGCACGCGCGACGACCTAGTCTTCGTGGAGGTCTGGTACGAGGAGGTGCAGCCGACGGCGGCCCCCGAGTCGGTCTCCAGCACCGTCTACAAGCTCGGCGGGGTGGGGAACGCGACGATCGCGAACGACCTGATCGTCATCGACGGGGCCGAAAGCACCCGGCGCATCCAGTGTCGCTGGCGCCTGCGGGTCGTCGACGGCATCGTAAAAGCGACCTACCCGAACGGCATGAACGCGCCGACCGTGCTGGCCCAGGGCGGCACGGGCGCGCCGGTGGCCGCCAAGACGTTCACCCAGGAGACGCTCGACTCCGGCCTTTGGACTGCGGGCGACGGGTCGCAGGGGGCGGGGGCTGCGCTAAAGTGCGTTGACGGCTATGTGTACGCCATCCCGATCGCCTGGATCGCGCGCGCGGCCGGGGTGACCGCGATCCCCACGAACGCGATCACGATGCTCGCGCGTACCATCCAGGTGGTCAACGCCGACACGGTCGACGGCTACCACGCCAACCCGACAGCGACGGCGAACATGCTCCTGCCCCTTGACGGCTCGGGCAAATATCCGAGCTCGGTGATCCCGAGCACGATCGACGCCGACACGGTCGACACCTTCCACGCCAGCGCGACGCCGACCGCCTCCAAACTCCTGCCCCTCGACGGCTCGGGCAAGTTCCCGAACAGCGTCCTGCCGACCGGGTCAGGAAATGGGCTCGACGCCGACAAGGTCGACGGCTTCAACGCATCGAGCACGCCGACCGCCTCAACCCTGCTGCCGCTGGACGGCTCGGGCAAGTTCCCGAACAGCGTCCTGCCGACCGGGGCGGGGAACGGGCTCGACGCCGACAAGGTCGACGGCTTCAACGCATCGAGCACGCCGACCGCCTCAACCCTGCTGCCGCTGGACGGCTCGGGCAAGTTCCCGAACAGCGTCCTGCCGACCGGGGCGGGGAACGGGCTCGACGCCGACAAGGTCGACGGCTTCAACGCATCGAGCACGCCGACCGCCTCAACCCTGCTGCCGCTGGACGGCTCGGGCAAGTTCCCGAACAGCGTCCTGCCGACCGGGGCGGGGAACGGGCTCGACGCGGATCTGCTGGACGGGCAGCACGCGGCGTCCTTCGCGGCGGCTGTGCATCTGCACAGCCTGGTGGCGCCGACCAGCCAGGCGGCCAGCGCGACCAGCTGCGGCACGACCTACACCACGGTGGCGACGATCACGCTCACGCCAGCGTCGCCCCTCTCTGTGTTCGTGTCGGCCTGGATCTACGGGAGCGCGAGCGGGTCGGGCATCGCCTGGACAATGGCAGTATTCCTCGACGGCGTGGAGCAGTCTGCGTTCGCCGAGCCGACGGTCACCGGAACCGGCAATGCCAACGGTGGTGGCGTGCTCTCCCTCACCGCTGGCACGCGGACGATCACGCTGCGACTCAAGACCGTCTCCTCGGGAACCGTAACGCCGAACAGTGGATCGCTGACGGTCCTGCAGTCGGCGATGAGCTAGGCCAACAACAAAGCGCCCCGCCAGTTTGGCGGGGCGCTTTGTGTGTCGCTGGAACAGTGTCAGGCGTTTTCGAGCGCCGCCCGTATCTCGTCATAGACCGCCGCATACTCGGCATGGCGCCGCCCTGAGTAGCGCGGCATGGCCCTGACAGTTTCCGTTTTACCATTTCCCGCGATGATCATTGCGGTGATCCTGGCAATTTCCGCGGTGGAAAATTGCCCCTGGGAAATGGTAAAACCGCTTTCCAATGCCTGGAAACCCATCTCCGCCCCCTCGGAAATTTCCGGCCGATTTCCGGCCGAATTTACCACGGTTCCAGCCGCCTGCGGCGCCACGCCGAGCGACTGGCGGAGCAGCCGATCGGCGTCGGGGGTCGGGCGCGCCGGCTCCGAAACGCTTGACACCGAGGGCACCTGCTGCCCCTCCTCGATCACCGGAATATCGAAGTCGAGCAGGTAGAAGACATCGCGATCGGCGTGGTAGGCGACGGCGGGCCGGCTCATCTGCGCCGACTCGGGTAGTCTCTTGACCGCCAGCGCCCCCAGGTAGACGATCCAGTCGAAGCACATGCGCAGGTCGCCCTCGCCCTCGATCCCCAGCGCCTTGACCGTATCGGCGTGCGCGGCGACGAGCGCACACTCGCCGACCTTGCGCCCCTCGCTGATGCGCGCCAGCAGCCGGTTGCTCGCGTCGACGCCGCGATCTTCCTTCTCGCGCTGGCGGTTCAGCTCCTTGATCTCCTTGGCGATCGAGCGAAACTCATCGCCGACCAGCGTGCGGCGGGGGAACTCGCCCTCGCGCTGTGCCCCGGCGGCCAGCTGCTTAAAGCGGTAGTCCATCTCCGCATGGAGACTGTCGAGCGCCAGGTCGATCGCGTGGTAGTCGCGCCCCCCGCCGATCGATTTGCACGGCCACTTGCCGGGCGAGTTGTGCGGGTCGAGCGCGATGTGGTCGCCCCCGCGGTGCATGACCATCGAGCGGATCAACGTCGTTTTTCCGCTCCCCTTCGGCCCGACCACCAGCACATTATCAGCCGCCGCGACCTGGCTGGCGCGCACCCAGGAGGCGCGGGGGGACTCCTCGGCGATAGCGGCGCCAGCGTAGCCGTAGGTGTCAGACGGCGCAGCGGCGGAGGCTCCTGCCCCGCGCCGCTGCGGCTGCCGCACGAATAATGAGGCGAAGATCCCGCGGTACTTGTAGCCGAAGCCGATCAGGCAGACGACCACCAGCGATCCGAGGATCTGCGCGAGTTGCTCGAGGCCGAAGTCCTTCATGCCTTACTCCATCAGCCACCGGATGAGCAGCACGATGCCCAACTCGGGGACAAACGTGGTGATGATCGCCCAGAGCGCCGCGACCGGCCAGAGCGCCGCGACCTGCCGTGCAATGGCCCAGCTGTCCTCGGCGGGTGTCGAGACCGCCATGAACGTCGACCCGACATCGAAGCCAGTAACAGCCAGCCACACGAGCAAAACCATTATACCATACCAGGCAACCCATGGGCCGAACTTACGCTCGACGAACGATATTGCGATCGGCACCCAGCACAGATAGAGATACCACATGCCGTCTGTGACCTGCGGCACCCGGAACGGCAGCAGAAAGAACGTAAACGCCGCGTTGATCAGGAGCGGGCCACCGTCGATCGTGTACTTGCCGCCGACCGCCCACCAGGTGCCAAAGATGAGCAGGCCGAACGTCACCAATGGCAAGCGGTCCCAGTGGACCAGCCCGCGCCGGCTCTGCGGCCGGCTCTGCGGCCGGCGCTGCCCCTGCCCCTGGCGCTGCCCCTGCCCCTGGCCGCCCCCCGAGCCGCGATCCCACTGCGGCGGGCCGCCGCGGTCGTCGCGCCGTTCCTGGGGCGGGGCCTCGCGCCGGTCGTCATAGCGCCGGTCATCCTGGCGGCGATCGTCATAGCGGCGATCATCCTGGCGCCGGTCGTCCCGGCGCGGCTGGGCGGGCTGGGCGGAGCGGTTGAACAATCCCATTTTGCTTCCTTTCTGCGTTGTGTGCTATGATACGTCATAGGCGCGGACGCTTCCGCCGCGCCAGCGGGGCGCCCACACGCCCCGCGCTTTTTTACTCGGCGACGGCGACCGCGTGTCCGTTGCTGGTCTCTGCCATCCAGCCTCGCAACGAGGACTCGGTCCAGCCCAGCTCGGCCGCGACCTGCGCGCGGCTCGCGCCGGCGTCCATCCTGGCTCGCGCATAGGCCACGACCTGCGCGCGGGTCGGCGGCATGCTCGCGGGCCGGCTCGCGAGCTCAGCCCGCAGCGCCGCGAGCTCCTCGCGAAGATTGCGCTCCTTCTCGCGAGCTCCCGCGACCTGCTCGCCGTGTTTCGCGAGTTGATCGCGGTATCTCGCGACCTCTTCCTCGCGGCTCGCGAGTTGTTCGCGAAGGCTCGCGAGGTCGGCCTCCTGGACCGCGAGCCCCTCGCGCGCCATGTTCCGCTGTTCCGCAGCCCTCGCGAGATCCTCCTCTCGCTCGCGAATCGTCTCGCGCAGCAGGTCGATCTCCGCGCCCCATCTCGCGAGCTGCTCGCGAGCGTTCGCGAGGTCGGTCTCCAGCCGGTAGACCGTCGCTTGCCAGTCGAGGTTCTCCGCGACCTTGCTCGCGAGGTGTGCGCGTGTCGTCGCGAGCTCGGCCGACAGGCTCGCGACCGTCTCGCGCAGGCCGCGCGCCATTCGCGTGAGCCGCTCCACCAGGCCGCGCCGCTGGGCGAGCAGGCGCCGGTAGCGCGCGGTGATCGTCTGGTCCCGCTGGTCCGCTGCCCGGATCTGCGCGACCCGGCTCGCGGCGGCGAAGGTGAACGCCGCGACCGCCAGCGAGGCCAGGCTCAGGAACACGACCACCAGCACGCGCGACCAGAACGGCTCCCCGCGGGCGATGGCGGCCAGGTCCGAGTCGGGCGCGATCTTTTCGAGCACGTTCGCGACAAAGGTGGATTGCGCGGCGAAATAATTCGCAAGCGTCTCCATGACCAGGAACAGGCCCATGCCTCCCAGGTAGGCGGCCCGCTGCGCCGGCCGCCTGTCGAGCGTGGCTGCAGCGTCCAGGCCGATGATCCCGATCGCGACGACCGCCACGAACACGGCCGCGAGATTCGGGTCGACCAGGTAGCCGAAGAAGATCCACGACCCATGCGCCGCGATCACGCTGGCGCCGGCGGCGAGCGTCGCAAACAGGACGAGCCGCGGGTCGAGTACGTAGCGCTTCATTTTGCCTCCTTCTTCAGCGCCGCCAGGAACGCATCGAGCGCCTCCCGCGACACATACCGCCAGGTGCGAAACCCATGCTGCTCGGCCCGAGCCACCGGCAGCTTGCCGGTGTCGAGCCAGTTGTGGACCGTCCGCAGGGTGACCCTGACCCCCGCCTTATTCGCGGCGGTGATTACCTGCGGCGGGGTGAGCATGTCGCCGGCCGGATCGTCTGACATCATACGCGCTCCCTGTATTTCTGTACACCTGTAGTAGTATACGCGATCCATTGCCAGCTGTCAACCCCCAAATGGAACGCGATCCCCCTTGACGGCGTATCGTCATGTGTGATAGGATATAACGGCGTTATACAACCACACGCGAGGAGAGGATCTATGGCACGAAAGAAAGTCGGGCGGGGGGTAACGCTCTACCCCGCCGAGGATACCATGCTGAGCGAGATCATGCACGCGACCGACCCGGCCACGCCGGATCGGTCGAACGTCAACGGGCGTCTTATTCGCGGCGCCTACGAATTGCGGGTCTTGCTGGGCACGCAGCGGCCGGGGGAGATCCCGGCCGAGGAGTACGAGGGATGGGCGGTGCGGGTCGGCATGGTTGACCGAGCCACCTACGAGCGCCTGCGCTCGCGCGCCGCCTAAACGCGACACGCCCCGCGAATGCAGCGCGGAGCGTGTGCCGGTACAACTGAGTGGTGATGAACCTTAACAGGAACTATAGCACGCCCATGCGGGAAAGTCAACGTGCCGCGGAAACTGGCTTGAGCGCCGCCGCGGCCTGGGTCACCAGCGACGAGATGAACACGGCAGCGGAGCGCTGCCCGTCGGCGTTCAGCTCCGCCAGGCGATCCAGAATAGGCCCCAGCTGGGGATGCCTCGCGACGATCGCGGTGGCCCGCTGCGACGCCGGCGACAACACGGTCGCCGCATCGTCAGGGATCGACGCCTCGCGGTTCACGGCGCGCAGCCAGGGCATCGCCCAGCCGAACGCCAGCGACAGCTGGATCAGGGTGTTCGTCCCCGCCTGCTGCTCGCGCCGCTCCGGCTTCTGGAAATAAAAGATCCCCGTCGGCGAGAGCCGCTGCTTGTCGGGCACCAGGCCCTCTGGGACCCGCCGGCGCCGTGGCCGCGTGGTCGTCAATGTACGCCCGGACGAGCTGCCAGGCGTGGGCCTCTCGCTCCTCGACGGTCATCATCATGGGTCATTCCTCCTCTGGGTAAAACGACATACTGTCAGTATAACGAATCTTTTACCGGCCGTCAATGGGAATTGTAACAGCATGCCCATTGACGATCGGTATTACCATGTGGTAGGATGAGCACAGCCCCGCCCGCACCGAGGCTCCCTATCTGAGCGACCTGGGGACGCCATGGACTGTATCGATCTCACCACCTCCGAGGGGCGCGCAGCCTGGGAGCAGATCCAGCGCGAGCAGCGCACGCCGAAGCGGGCGAAGTATGGCAATGTGCGAACGCCGACCGACGCCGGCATGGCCGACTCGAAAGTCGAGGCCGCGCGCTGGGCCGAGCTGCGCATGCTCGAGCGCGCGGGCGTGATCACTGGCCTGCGCTTCCATCCTCGGTATGTTCTCCCCGGCGGGGTCGTCTACGAGGGCGACTCCGAATACGTGGACGCAGACCGCCAGCTGGTCTGCGAAGATGTGAAGGGCAAAACGGCCCCCCTCACCTCGGCATTCAAAATTAAGGCCCGACTCTTTCGGGAACGTTACCCGGACATTCAACTACGCATCGAGCGACGTTAGCCGGGCGCCCCGCGCGCCTGGCCGCTCTGTGCGGATCGGGGGCACTATGGCACACAATGGAGGGGTCTTTCGGACGGTCAAGGACAAGGAACACCCATACCGCACTATGAACATCAGCGCATTACAAGACACCCGGCTATCACTTGAGGCGCGCGGACTGCTCGGGTACGCGCTTTCAAAGCCCGATGGCTGGGAGATGCGCTTTAATGAGTTGCTCGCAAACGCCGGCCCAAACTGCCGGGAGGACCGGCTGCGCCGGATACTGCGGGAGCTCGAGACATTCGGGTATCTGGTGCGCGTGCGGCACCACGTCGCGCATGGACGCTTCGACTGGGACATGCGGTTTTACGAGTCTCCACAATCTGCCGATTCGTCCATACTGGACAAACCGGCAGATGGTAAAAAGCGGAGAAACCGCGCGACAAAGCCTAATCCACCATATGGGGAAAATCGGCAAATGGTGACCGATGATCCGCCATCTGGCGAATCCACCATACCAGGAAAACCGGCAGATGGTGACCGCATTGCAACGCCAAATCCACCATCTGCCGATTCGTCCATACTGGACAAACCGGCAGATATAGAATCATGTACTCCTGTTACTAACGTAACAGGAGTAGCGGACGCTTCGCGATCCGCCCCCCGCAGGCGAAAACCAAAGGACGAAGCGCCGAAGGTAGAGAAGCCCGCAACCCCGATCGCCGTCATCGAGGCCATGGCCGATGTGTGCAAGATCGATCGCCAGATGGCGACGAAGGAGGATCACATCAACCTGGCGAACAGCACCGGGGTAATCTGGCGTGCTGGTCAGGCGAAGGGCCTGACCGACGAGGAGATCATCGAGTCGATCCGGTATGTCGGCGGCTGGTTTGTGAGGTGTGACTGGCGCGGGAAGAAGGGCGAGAGCCCAACCCCCGAGCTTATGCGCAAGGTATGGCGGCAGGCGATCGACGCGCGCCCTGCCAGGACCACCCCCACGCCCGCACCCACGCGCATTGATGCCCCGCCCGGAGTGCAGCCCGTCGGCGCGACGGCGGGCGCGCTCCTGCGCGGACGAGAGCAGCTGCAACGTAGCAAGGAGCGAACCGCATGAGCAGCCCGGAACTCCCCCACAACATCGACTCCGAGAAGGCGACGCTCGGATCGGTGCTCATGAACCGCGACGCGCTGATCCCGATCGCGTCGTGGCTGAAGCCGTCGCATTTCTACATGGAGCGGCACGGCTGGGTTTATGAGGCGATGCTGGAGTGTCTACGAAAACGCGCCTCGCCCGATACGATCAACGTGCTGGCGGAGCTGCGGCGCCAGGGCCGCGCCGAGGCGATCGGCGGGCTGGAGTACCTCGTCTCCCTGGGCGACTGGCTGCCGACATCCTACAACGTCGAGCGGTACGCGCGCCAGGTGGTCGAGTGCAGCGTGCTGCGCCAGGTGATCGCGGCCGGCGCCTCGATCGCCGGCCTGGGCTATGATCAGACCCGCGGCGCCGAGCAGGTGCTGGCCGACGCCACGGCAAAGCTGACCACGATCCAGATGGGCCGCGAGGACGACGTATTCGCGCCGCTCGGCGCCACGATCGACGCCTATTTCGAGAAGCTGGGCCAGGTGCAGGATGGCAACGCCTCGGTGCTCGGGACGGGGACCGGGTTCCGCGACCTGGACGAGATCACCGGCGGCCTGCACGCCGACGAGTTGACGATCGTGGCCGCCCGACCTGCGGTCGGTAAAACCTCGTTTATGCTGAGCGCGGCGGCCAATATCGGCGACCGCGGCGACTCGGATGTTCTGATCGCCTCGCTGGAGATGAGCCGCGATCAGATGCTGGTACGGCTCCTGGCGATGGCGACCAGGATCGACACCTACCGCCTGCGCATGCTGCACTTGAACGATCAGGAGTCGGCGCTGGTCGTGTCGGCGCTCGGGCAGCTGAACGAGCTGCCGGTCTTCCTGGCGGACATCAGCGCCATGACCGTCGAGCAGGTGCGGCTGGCCGCGCTCCGGCACATTGCCAGGCGCAACCGCCCGGTGGTGGTCATGATCGACTACCTCCAGCTGATGGGGTCAGCTCGGCCGCGCGAGAACCGAGTCCAGGACGTGAGCGACATCTCGCGCGGCCTGAAAAACCTCTCCCGCGAGTTGCATGTCCCGGTGGTCGCGCTCTCGCAGCTCTCGCGCGCGGTCGAGAGCCGGCAGAGCCACATCCCCATGCTCTCAGATCTGCGGGAGTCGGGCAGCCTGGAGCAGGACGCCGATAACGTCTGGTTTTTGTACCGCGAGGAGTTGTACGACAAAGAGACCGACAAGAAGGGGATCGTCGAGCTGCACATCGCCAAGCACCGCCAGGGGCCGCAGGGAGTGGTGCCGATGCGCTTCGACGCCGCAACAACACAGTTTAGCGATCTGACCTATCGCACGCCTGACGGCTACTAGCCAGAAAGGAGCCACATGAACACCGATCCATGGACGATGCGCGTCGCCGCCCCCGTCCCCGATCCGCAGCCCCTCTCCATCCGGCAGGCCGAGCTGCTGTTCGCCGAGGGCCGCGCGTGCCACGCCGCGCGCTGGGCGCTGAACGCCCACCTGCAGAAGTGGACCCTTGAGACGCGCCAGGCGCTCGATCGCGCGATCGAGCAGGCGGCCGAGGCCCACGCCGCGCGCGTCGCCGCCTCCCAGAAAATACCCACTTGACAAGTGGCGTTACTTCATGGTAATATACCAGTGTATGACACGGTGATACAAAAACAACGTAGCAAGGAGCAACCACCATGGCAATTCCTCAAGACCTGACCCAGGCGGAGCTGGCCGAGCTGATGCGGCTGGCGCTGGCCGACTTCCTGGCCGTGCTGGGCAAGAGCGTGCTGGTGCGCGAGGTGCTCGACCAGAACGACGACGGCGAGCTTCGCACCTTCCAGCTGCACGGCCTCATGCCGGTCACAATCACCGGCTGCGAGCTGCTGAGCTTCGACGAGGGCGGGAACCACTGCCCGCGCTGGTACGTTGTCCCGGCCAACCCCGATCGCCTGCGCTACGCGGAGCCCGGCTCCTTCGTCTGGGGCGTGATCCGCAACGAGGCCGGCGACGTCTCGTACCCGCGCTATCGGCTGCAGGATGGCCCGCGCAGCGTCCGCGAGTGGAACGTCCAGGAGCTGGAGATCTTCTGCCGGCGGGTCGAGCCCGTGGCGGTCGCGCCCGATGGGACGCTGGTCGATGCGGCTGGCGTGCCGGCGCTCGACACCTTCTGCGTAACCTGCGGCAACGACGGCGACTGCCCAGACTGCGGGCGCTAGGCCCCTCTTTTTTTAGGCTATTCGGATTAGTTGGTTGAAGCGGCTTGAAAACCGTTGACAGGAGTTCTTATGGCACTGTCGAATAATGGCAACGGAATTGATGCTGGTGTGCGCTCCCTGGTTTTGGCCCTCAACGCGGCAGACATTGATACCGATTGGTCGTGCAGCGGAGAGGAAGGTCATATGCTCATTCGCCCGACAATCCAGGCGCGCACTGTCGGCAATCTGAATAATCCAGTAGCACTTCAAGCAGAGCGCAAGGCGATAGAGCGAGTAATGCAGCGATTCGGGATCGAGGACTACTGGCTACTGCTGAATATGGCGCACGGTGCCTACAACACCCACGGCGGCGAAGCCACCTGGATCATAATGATTCCTGGCCGGTTTGACCTGACTACTGCGCTACCTGTCGCCTACGATGCCAGATTTCAGACTGATGAAGATCGCGATCCTAAGTGGCGCAGGGCGCAACGGTGGGCGCATGCAGAGCTATGGGAGGTGACAGCGTGACGGAAACACTCAAAGCACCGTTCCCCTACTTCGGCGGAAAATCCCGCATC